ACAACTGGGTCAACAACAGGGTCAACAACAGGGTCAACTACAGGGTCAACTACAGGGTCAACTACAGGGTCAACTACAGGGTCAACAACAGGGTCAACTACAGGGTCAACAACAGGGTCAACAACAGGGTCAACAACTGGGTCAACAACAGGGTCAACTACAGGGTCAACAACTGGGTCAACAACTGGGTCAACAACTGGGTCAACAACTGGGTCAACAACAGGGTCAACAACAGGGTCAACTACAGGGTCAACAACTGGGTCAACTACAGGGTCAACTACTGGGTCAACAATGGGGTCAACTACAGGGTCAACAACTGGGTCAACTACAGGGTCAACAACTGGGTCAACAACTGGGTCAACAACTGGGTCAACAATGGGGTCAACAACTGGGTCAACAATGGGGTCAACAATGGGGTCAACAATGGGGTCAACCGGAGTTGTTCTTTCATCATACAAGTCATTAAATATTTTTTTTAAACTTTCTTGTGTAGTATTTTTAGATAAAAGTTCTATATCTACATTATTTAATTTTATATTTCTATCATTTTCAAGAGATTGAACTGATAATCTAATTATTTTTTCATTTGATTCTTCAATTAATTTGCTATTTTGAATAATATTATCTTTATGAATTCCTAAATCTTTTTTTAATAAATCAATATCGGTGTTTAATTTTAACTGCAAAGTTTTAATATTATTTACATCATCTTCAATATTAATTGGTATGTTTGTTCTAATAATCTTAGTTAATGATTCTTCAATTGTAACTTTTATAGAATCTGAATCACTTACTTTTTGTTCTAATTCAGTGATTTTTTCTAAATTTGTAACTCTTATAGAATCTGTATCACTTACTTTTTGTTCTAATTCAGTGATTTTTTCTAAATTTGTAACTGTAGATTGTTCGACAATAGTTATTTTATTATCCAAATCGATAATACTTGGGTATGTACTTTCGACATTACTTTGGATTATACTATTTTTATCGATACCAAATGTTGAGAAATCGATTGTTTTAATTTCAATTACTTTAGGCTTATTATTACTTTCCATTAATATATTATATAAATTATTTTTATAAGGACTATAAAAATAATTTATATATTTTAAAATAAATGTTCTTTAACTGTTTGTAATAGTTATCTTCTTGTATAAATAGAATACATATGAGATTAACGGTCTATATATTTTTTTAAATAAAATTTTACAATAGCACGATTTATTCGTTCAATTGTATAGTTATTACTCGTATAAATTTATACTATTGTATTAGTACAACTAAACTGTATATTAAATTCTTTTCTAGCATCCATTGCCATATGTTTTGATTCTTCATAACCATATTTTTTTATAGAGAATGATTTAGTATATTCTTTACCATTTTGTTTAATTCTAGCTTGCCATGCTTCATCACGATGAAGATATCTAACACCTAATTCATGGAATTCATATTCTTTACATTTTTTAGGTGAACTACGGTTATTATTGTTTAGCTTAGGTGTTGTTTTTCGCAAGTTAACCATCCTAAAACTTTGATCCTTTTATTAAATTATCATGTCCCCATAGTGGTTGTAGATTCTTATAATGGAAACATATTCTTTGCTCTTCTTCGTTTAACAAATTAAATGATGCACACGGTCTAATATGATCAATATGAAAATCACCATAATTATCCCATGTCATTCCGTCTGTGAATTTAGCTTCAATATATCCTTTTAGGAAAGTTGGAGTACAACCAACTAATTTCATTGTTGTATCTGATTTTTTAGCGCCGTCTTTTTTTAGTGCATGATATAATCGACATCTCATGTTACGTTCAATTTTAAATGCTGGATCTTTTTTCCTTCTCTCATTTTTATATTTATTTGTTTGTTTAATTGTTTCATCTTTATGAGTTTGATAATATTCTTTTCTGTTTTTAGATGAACATGTTCTACATTCTGCTCTAATTTTTCCTTTTGTTTTTGCTACATGAAATTTATCTAATTTTTTTACTTCATTACAAACAGAACATTCTTTTGTTTCATTATCATCAAATTTAATTTCTTTCACATTTTCTTTATTTTTTTGATATCGTTCTTTTTCTTTTTCTTTAATCTTTTCTTTAACTTTAGCATCTGAACGTCTTATTCTTTCATATTCATTTTTACATTCTTTACACCATTTACCTTTAACCAATTCTTTTACTTCATGGCATCTTGTACATTTTGAAGAGAAACACTTGTTACATTCATCTGATAACTCTGTATTGTAATTTATTAAATTAAAAAAACTCATTATTTTTGTTTCATTGCATAACTTACATTTAAATGATAACTTATCATCAATTATAAGTTCAACTATGTTAGAATCATTTTTTTTATTTAATGCTTCTTTTATCTTTATATTAGTTAATTCTTTTCTCTCTTTAGTACCTCTCTTTCTTTCTCTTTCATATGCATTTTTGCACTCTTTACACTGATTACCTCTTACTAATTCTTTCTCTTCATTACATTTTGAACATTTCATATATACTTTAATTAATATACATATGAAATGTTTAAATCAATTTTCTGATCAGGTGGGATTATCTACAATCCGCCACGTAGGCGCAAAACCAAATGTAACGTTGATTCTTTTTGGACGTTATAGTCAGCCAACGTACGACCATCTTCAAGTTGCTTGCCCGCAAAAATTAATCTCTGCTGGTCAGGGGGAATCCCTTCCTTGTCTTGAATTTTTTGCTTAATATTATCAATCGTATCCGCAGATTCAACTTCTAATGTGATAGTTTTACCAGTTAGTGTCTTAATAAAGATTTGCATTAATAGTTAGTTGTTTGATGTTAATATCATTGTTTATCAATTTTTATTATATGAAACAATACTACGTAACGTTTCATATAACAAGTTTGTGGTGCTATTTTTATCCCAACATAGATTATCTAAATTCACATAAGCTTTATTTGCAAAGCTACAGGTTAAATAATTTAGATCTGAAATGACGATGAACACGTTGTAGTTTTTGTTTTCATATATTTCCCTTTATATTTGTAGTATTTTTTGGTTACTTCTTTTAGTTGTAAGTTAATTGTATTAATCTCAATATTCTCTTCTAGTTCAATCTTTTGATCACTGATTGTACTAAAATTAAGATGTTTTGCAAAGAACCCCAAGTTAAGAGAAAATTGAATTGAGTTTAACTTTTCTCTTATCATTAGATTAATTCTATTTTCAGATAAAATTAGTTTTTTATTTTTCTGACAAAAGTTAATAAGGTCAATATATCTACTATCTTTTAGATCTTGTACTTTTATATTATATAATTTATGAATTAATTTGCCTAATAAAATTAAATCAGTATCTGACACAGATATCTTTTTTTCATATAATTCATTTATATTATTTTTAATAAACTTTGTCCATTTAATAAAATCCTTTTCTTGTTTCAAGTATTTATACATACTAAATTTATCCAGTATAATATTTTTAATTTTATAATCAACACTATCAGCAAATAAATTTTTATTTAATCTATTTTGATAATAAATCAAGCTGTCATTTTTAAAAATATAATGTAAATAATCTAACCGCTTGGATAAATTAGACCATTTTAAATCATTAATAAGCTGCAGCAGTATAAAGTTTTTTTGATATACATCAATCATCTTTGCATACATTTCTTTGTTAGTAAATAAATCAGATATAATTGTGTTACCTTGTATAATATTCTTTATAACATATATATATATATAATCTTGATAGTACTTAAAATTGTATGTTATATTTTCTAAAGATCGCATATTATATTGGTAATATGTTTTCATCAGATTAAAATATAAGTTTTTTAATTTTACTGGGACCATTTCTAATATTGAATTATCTAAATATATTTTATCATTATCAACTATCTTTACTATATCATTAATATTTAAAAACGAAAAATAAATGATTACTTCAAAAACTTCATTTAATTTCTTTTTATTAAAAGCTAAAGGAAACGTATATTTATTAAAAAGAATCTTTAGTATCTGTAATTTACTACTTAAATCATCCGTATATTTTTTATTCAAATAGTTTATGAATTCACAGTTAGTTATACCGTCTTCTAATATTTTAAATTCCAAGTTTTGTTCCATGTCATTATAGTGGTCTTTCTCCAGATTATTAAAACAGAAATGTAAATTTCTTAAAGATGATAGATAAATATAATTAGTTTTATCCAAGTAAATATAATTTATTATACTTTTTATATGCTGTTCATCCTTTTTAAATAATCTAGAACTAATTAATAATCTAAACTCGTAGTCATGATTTAAAAGGTCCATTATTAAAGAGTTTATATTTATTTGATCTAAAAACTTTGGATTATATGAATATACCTTGCAAATATTACTATTAACTAGTCTACCATCTTCTAATAATAGATTATCATTTGAATTATCCATTGATTGTATTTTCATTTTTATTACCTTGTCTTCTTTTAATTTAAAGAAAAAATAAATATTTTTCTTAAGTGTATGAACTTGTATTTTTTTATTAATTATATTATCTATATGAATTAATACTGAACTATCTTCATTTCCTTTAAAATTTATTTTATAATTCTTTATTAAGTTTAAACAATTAATAATTTTTTTGGGGATAAAATCTCGTAGGTTACTATCTTTAAAATCTTTCGAACAATTCTGTGGATACTTGTATAGTAATAAGTAAATTAAATTTAATGATATATTTAACTGCCCGTCTAAATATGATGCCATTTCTTCTAAATCTTCAAACTTTTTTTTAGATTCAATTAATATGTTACATTTTTTTGTTATACTAGCTACATTATTTAAAAGGTAATCTAATTTTAAAAATGTTAGTTTTTTATTAAAAAACTTTTCGATATTTTTTAATATATTACTAAAAAAATTTAGTTCACAATCAAATCCATTTAAGACGGATGTAATAAAAAAATAGTTTGAAAATAAATACGTATTATCTATTATAGTAATCTCGTAAGGAAATTTAATATGAAACTTGTTCATACAAAACTCATTATTTGTTACCATATATTGGTATAAATCATTTGTATTTTCAATTAATGGTTTGATAATAAATTTATTTTCGAATTTATTTATTCTGAAATTTATTATATCTATTTTATTATTCAATATTATTGGTAATTTTATTAACATTATTACTATATAAAAGATTATCTATTTAAGTTCAAACTCTTAGTTTATAAATCGTTTGGTAAATCGAAAATGCAATTACTGCGTCGTTTATAAAATAATAAAATTCTAACTTTGTGTTTGACTTACAATTCTATATATTTTCTTCCTATAAGAATCTATATTATCTTGCCATTCACGTGATGCAACTATATTAGCAGGCGAATTAAAATTAGGATAACCTAACATAGATACAATACTTAATAATACAGTATTTACACTATGACTTGGATTCCAGCGTTCATTTACAGACTCTTCGCCGTATTGATCTACACCATCATGTAGAATCGATATACATACTTTACCATCATTATAAATATTTGGATGATACATACATGTATCAAATATCAAAGTAGGTGCTTTGTTTGGATAATCTTTTGGAAAAGTTAATTTTCCTTTAAATAATCCACCCTCATAAAATGTATCGGGTGGACCAATCATTACAAATTCCCATTCTAAGAAATTACTTTCATTTGGATTAACCGAAAAAAAGTAACTTGGGTCTTTTGTTAATTGTTTTAACTCACTTTGTAATCTTCTAATTGCCATTAATAATATATTAATGATGGTAATTAATGAAAGAATCAATTTTTATTCATATAACACTCTTCTTATTGTCTATATTAATTATTATGAGACTATACATTATGTGTTTATATAAACGAAATGATACAATAAATTAAAAACATCATCGTAATGATTCATAGAATCGGAACCCCAAGTCATCAATAGTTATTCGATATGATTCATAGAATCATATCGAATTATTTTAAAGATTAACTTGGGATAAATTACGAGTTGTCAGTCAAACAACCTAGAAGAAGCCCAAGTCGGCATTGGACAGCTTAATACCTTTCTTGGAATTCTTCTTCTGTCTTTCTTGTTTCTTAGTTGCATTCGTCTGCTCATTCGGTTGAGCAATCATCTTTTGTTCAGCCAACATAGTCTGTTCAGCCAGCATAGCCTGTTCAGCCAATAGAGTCTGTTCAGCCAAGAGAGTCTGTTCAGCCAAGATAGCCTTTTGAGTAAGAGCTTCTGCTTCTTGAACCTTCGTTTCTTGAATCTTCTGATGCCATGACTTTTGAGGAACACGAGAAGCTTGTTCAAGGCGTTCTTGTTCAAGACGGTCTTCTTCAAGTGCTTGTTCAAGTGCTTCTTCAAGTGCTTGTTCAGCAAGCTGCTTCTCAATGCGTGCTTTTTCAGCAGCTTGTTCAACAAACTGCTTCTCAATGCGTGCTTGTTCAATCGCGTCTTTCTTGGCAGATGCCATCTTGATTCTATCAGCCATGGTAAGTTCCTTGGGTTGAACAGGGGTAGATTCCTTTGAAGCAGTCTTGACAGGGACCTTGGTTGGAGTCTTGGCAATAGCATTGACAACAGCCTTGACCGGGGCCTTGGTAGGGATCTTGACAATGGTCTTCTTACTCTTCTTCGTAACAGTAATGAATCCATTATCATCATCGTCATCAGAATCAATGGTTACTGAAACAAGTCTACTCATGTGGTCTTCATCCATGTCTTGGTCAAGTGCATTCAAGACCAGCTTGGTAGGAGCAGTAGGTGCCTTTGCAGGTTCAGTTGCAGTTGCCTTCGTTGGGGTAGGGATGAATACACCTGCGTCCTTGTTCTGGATAGCAATTGCACGCTTAACACGCCCGCGTCCATGGTTATCGGCACACCGGATGCGACTACAACGATGGGTATGGTCCTTGTCAAACTCGCAGTTTGGTGCAGAAGGATGGTTGAATCCACATCCACCAGAATTAGAACCACGACACTCGTCGCCATGTTTGCACATGATTTCCTGATGCCACACGTGGGTGTGTGATGCACTTCGTGCAATGTTGAGTGCATCCAATGTAAGAAACGTCTTTTCCGGCAAATCACGATGACGGAACTTGCGAGGAACGAGTGAATAACAGTCGGGGTAGACAAACAATGTTTCAATTCTTTGTCCACCATTCTCTTGGCGGAGTCTGTCAAACTCATCTGTGTGGTGATTCTTCAGATAACGGAGGAGAATCGAGATATTACGCGGACCATACGGCACAGGCCGGCCTGTAATTGGACATGAAACGAACTTGGCATTAACATGGTCGAAAGCTTGCTCAGCAGTCACAAAACCACGACCATTTGCTTCAAAGGTTGGTGATTTCCCATTGCGACCTACAATTATGCGAACATCTGAAGGAAGAAGGGGAGAATTCCTCGTATCTCCTGCAAAGTAAGAGCGAGGGGGGGTACTATTGGGTGTACTACGGTTGTTGGAACCGGTGGGGGTACTACGACTGGCGGAACCAGAAGGATTTACATTCATATTATTAATAATTAGCGACATCAACAGTTATTTATAAATGGGCCTATAAGTAATTCGAATTTCAATTTTTATATATCAAACAATACTACGTAAAGTTTGATATATAAGCTTCTGGTTGACATAATCGAAATTGCTTAGCAATCTCGATTCGTCAAACCAATTTTTATTTTAACTTGGATTTTCTTCGAAAATCTAAGTTGAACTAACTGTTAATAGGGTGTTCTTCATTTTTTTCGTGTAACGAAAAATGAAGAATCACTAAGAATAAGCTTATGTCATTGCGTTTTACGCAGTAATGGCAAAATACATAATAAAACTACGTTTTATGATTTTATTCAACTGAGTGTTTATACATGATTTAACCAACTAATTTACTTCTAATATTAAGTCCGATATATCTGTCATATGGTTGTGGTTCGGTTATTAACCAATTAACTGTATTACTCATTTCTTTTTTATAAAATTTCTTTTGTTGTAAAAGTAAATTAGCAATAGGGCATAAATTAAAGTTAACCATATGTCCTTGATTCGGCGAACAACAAACATATGAGGGTACTTGGTCTACCTTTGTTATTAATGCATTAACGGTTGATACATCGGTTGGTTGATTACTATGTCCAAGATCTACAAATGATTCTCTTCTCATATCAACTAAAGATAATGGAATAACAAATACTATTGTATTGCCATTTTCAGTCATTGAATGAACCAAGTGTAATTCCAACCCAACGTCTTTCCCTTGCCAAGATAATATAGATTTATGCCATTCTAATCTTGATAGTCCATATCTCACACCATTTATAATAACTCTATTTTCTAAAAACTTAATTGTACTTTGCCAAACAGCTCTACCGTCATTGTATAAATGATTATTGTTATTTCCATATCTAAAAAACAGTTCTAAACAAACTTTTTCTTGCGATGTAATTTCCATTTTTTTAGGAATATCTAATTTATCAAGAAGACTTAATGACATCATATTTTCTTTATTTTTAGTATTTGAACTAGTAGTTTTTAATACTTTAATATTATGATTATTTTTATAATACTTGTGTATAACCATAATAAAAATTATAAATGGTATTATATAATTTAAAAATATACAAGTGCAATTCATATTAATTTAAATTAGATATTTTATTATAAATAAATTAATTTGTTAAATAAATTAACTAAACAATAACATCATTATCTTCAACTATGATAGTTCTTTTGATATTGTCCATGTTTTTTGAATAAATTTTTTCATATATTTGTTCTTCAATTGTATTCTGTGTTAGAATCCTAATAACCTTTATTTTATTCTTTTGTCCTAATCTACATGCTCTTCCAATTGCCTGTGCTTCAACAGCCTTTACTTCTTCATTCTTGGCATTAATTGGTTCGACAAATATAATATGTGTCGCTTCTGTTAAATTAGTACCAGATGCAGAATTTGACAATGAAAGCATAATAACCTTATTATCTTCACCTGTCGAATCTTTTCCTAACTTAAATTTATTAATCGCAGAATTTCTAGACCACACATTTCCTTTAATAAAACTATTAGCAACACCATTATCACACAATGACTTTCCAATTAGATTTAACATACGATCCCATTGAGAAAAAATAATAATTCTATTATTATCATTTGCAACTAATGTTCTTACAATTGAAATTAGTTTTCCTAATTTAGAACCATACTTTTTAATTAATGGATTTACATCTTCTTCTACAACTTCATCTTCATCCTTTTTAGAATCAACTAGATAAATTTCTTTACCAGTCAAGTCGGTCTTACACATGGGACAACTTTTCTTAAATTGTAAACACATGTCCAAACAATCTTTACAAAATAAATGTCCACACGAAGTTAAACTTGGATTGTTCAACTGGTCAAAACAAATTGAACAATTCTGTTCAAGATCCAAGTCTTCTTTATTACCCATCTTTTTAAGAATAGTAAGCATATATTTGGATTCTGACAGTTTTGTTTGATAATTCTTTTTGACCATTGAATATGCTTGATTTGTAGGATCCAAGTTCTCCAACTTTGCTTCATATGTTTCAATCGTCTTTTCATGATATTTAAGTAGTTCATCTTGCATGGAACTTAGGTCAATTTCTGTATTTCCAAAATACTTGGATGTAGTATCCGATACTAGAATATGACAACATAGTTGTTGTAGTACAATATCTGAAGAAGAACTATTTTTCTTTGATTGGTAAAGTCCTTTCTCAAGTTCTGTTAATTTTACCCATACAACATCTTCTTCATATCCAGGAATATGAATTTGATTCTCAACATCAATCTTTCTATGTCTAATCATAACATTTGACAATACTTGATCAACTAAATATGTTTTAGTAGCAAAATCAACAGTATTCATTATTGTACCACTTTTATTCTCATATAGTTTCAAATTAATAAAATCAAAACATTTACGCAAACCTTCATAGTTTACGAAAGGTGTTCCTGATATAAACCAGTTGTAACTAGAGTTTACTTGTTCTAACCACTCAAACATATATCGCGACATACTTGTATTAGATAATTGAAGACCAAAAATTTCATGACCCTCGTCAACTATTAATCGATGGAAAGAAAAATGTTCTAAATTAGGTTGTTCCTTTATCATGATATCTTCCTCATTAGTAACCCAGTTTTGCAGAACTGTTTTCAAATCTGCAAATCTATTTTTTGTAACAATTGACGATGGTGTACATGGTTTGTAATTAATCATTGGATAATATTTAAAATTCATTAAAAACTGCTGTGTAACTATAATAATATCTGCATCATGAATTTCTTTATAAGTTAGTTTAACATGACTATTCTTAGTCAGTAATTTTATAATATTCGCAGTAGGGAATACTTTCTTTACTTCATCTTCCCATTGTTTTGCTAAATGCGATGGACATACAATTAATGTTGCATTACTATAAATTAGCCCATCTTTATATTCTTCTGTATATGTGGAAGGATTTAATGCAACAACTGCAAGTGATGTAATCGTTTTTCCTAATCCCATATCATCTGCCAAGATACCGCCTTTTGTTTTTATAATAATTTTACATTCACTATCGTCTGCGGTACCTTTATGTGGATTAAAATTAATATTCACTTCTCCAAACGGAATATTATAATTATATTCACAGGTTAAATCTGCTTCGCCTTTTTCTATTGCTAACATTTTAGCAATTGATTTTTTTTGATATTCAAACAAGTTAACCTTAAAATTGGGCGGTTGTTGAATTGGTTCATAATATGAAATATATGATATTTCACGTAACTTTGGATAAGAACAATGATTTCCGTAGGAACCTAATTTTGAAAATACTGTTGAAATATAAACTTTAAATCCTACCGAAATATCCTTATAATCATTTACAAACGTATTATCGACACTTATGACAATAGAGACTGCTTGTCTACCATTGTATGTAGGTTCAATTGAAGCCTGGTACTTCCACAATTGTGAACCATATAAAATTTCTGATAATACTAGCATCTCTAAAGGCTCTCTTGACGATTTTTCATGTATTTTTAAATCTTTGTCTTCGAAAGCAAATAGTAAAGCGCCTTTATTATAATTTACACCAACTAACTTTACTTGTTTGTTAGTCGGCGAGTACTTGGAGTAATAACCATCTGAAAATGTAATTTCCTGCATTAATCTTATATTTTTATAACAAAGACACTTATAAAATCAACTTTTATTTATTGTGTCTATTATTCCATGATTTTGCCATGCGGTCTAACATTTCATTGGTCATTTGTAGTCCAATACATGCATCTGTTATACTTTTACCATATTCTAGATTACACCCAATTTTCAACGATTGATTTCCTTCAATTAAATTTGATTCAATCATTACACCTGCAATTACATTTTCTTTATTATCATATTGTGACATGATAGCATCAAGTACAATTGGTTGATTCGTATGAATTTTTCCAGAGTTTCCATGTGAACAATCAATAATTACTTTATTTGTTATCTTATCTTTCATAAGAGTTTTTAAATACATAATTGATACATGATCAAAATTAGCACCTGTTTTACCACCTCTTAATATAATATGACTATCTTTATTTCCTTTTGTATTTACAATTGACGCACAACCATCTTCATTAATACCAATAAATGAATGTGGATGTTGTGAACTAATAACTGCATCTGTTGCAATATCCAAACTACCTCCTGTTCCATTTTTAAATCCAATTGGCATAGATAATCCAGAAGCTAATTGTCTATGTAATTGTGATTCAGTAGTTCGAGCGCCAATAGCACCCCATGTAACTAAATCTGAATAATACTGTGGTGTAAATACATCTAAAAATTCACATGCAATAGGCATATCTAATTTTGTAATTTCTAGTAATAATTTTCTAGCTATTTTTAATCCATCGTTTATCTTGCAAGTATCGTCTAAATAAGGGTCATTAATTAACCCTTTCCATCCGATTGTTGTTCGTGGTTTTTCAAAGTAAACCCTCATGATTATAAATAATTCTTTACTATATTGTTCTTTTATTTTTACTAAATATTTAGCATACTCAATTGCTGCAGCTGGATCATGAATACTACATGGTCCTACAATTGCGATTAATCTATTATCTTTTCCTGATATAATATTAGAAACTGTTTCACGCCAATTTACAATATTTTGTGTTAATTGATTATCTAATGGAAGTTCGTTCTTAATTGAGTGTGGTGGATAAATACTATCGATTGAATCAATATTTAAATTATATGTTGACATTAATAGTACCAATTTATACTCTTTTAAGTAAATTTAAATATAAAATTAATTTTATATTTATATTTTTAAAGTAAAAGTAAATTACGTAGTGTATACCAACTCTTAAATTTAAATTATGTAGTATATGCAAGCCCTGCCATACCTGATTTTATTATCAAATAATTATAATTTACAGCATATATATTAACTGTTTTATTTGAATCATCTGTCAGATAATATTTACTTGGATCTAGCCATTTTTTAGCTTGTTTTCTAGATTTTTCATTTATCGTAAACTGCAAGTGAGCATTATCTACTCTTGAAAAATTTAATGAGCCCATTGGTGTTTCAGATTTTGGATTACCACTAAATGAATATAAATATACGTGGTGTTCAAGTTTGTTTCTATAATTTTCATAATTTTGTAAATAATAATAGTATTTAAAATCTCGCCATTCAACACGCGGGTATCCATTAATTAATATTCTAGCTTCATCTAGTATATGATCTTTAGTTGCAGTTGTGTAATGACTAAAGAATCCACTGCTATTTGTTATATGGTGGTCAGATACATCCTTCATCATATATTCTGGTTTAGACGAAAAATTAAATGGATCTGGTAGATCTTTTACAAATTTATTTGTAAAATAAAAAAATAGTTCTTTTACAGGATGATTAAAAGATGTTAGATCTACAGTTTTTCCCTGTGATACAGGACATTCAATATGTTGACATTGGGTAATTAATATTTTATGATCAGCTTCAGCTACTCTTTTTCTTTCTTCTGAATCTAAATAGATATAGTTGCAATCTAATCTTACACTTTCTAATGGCTGTTGTTTCATCTTATTAAATTCTTGCATATGGACAAACCCTTTTTTACCAGTACTATCTGTTATCTCCTGCAAAACTTGATAACATGAATCCCAATCTCTAATCTTAACTTCGATTTCAACATCATGATACTGTAATGCAATTAAAGGAAGTGATTTATTTAAACTATTACAAAACCAAAATTTTAAAGGCACGTATACATGGGTAGATTCAACCGGAAATTCACTAACTGATTCATTATTTGGTTTAATTAAACTATCATCTAATCCAATTAGACATAATTTATTCCAATCATCATCATATAAATCAGTATATATTTGAGTAAACTCACCTGTTTGTTCATCAATTAGTTGTCCACCAATATATAATTTAACACTTTCAATTAATACATTGCCAATATAATCTACCCATCTTACATAATTACTATTACTTGTATCGCTCAAATAATCACGGCTAATCTTTGGTAATTTAGCAACAAAATACATTGAATTTAATAAATCACCTTTCTTTTCTATTTTAAATTTTGTTGTACATCCCCAATTAGAACTTCCTAATGGATACATACTCGATGTGGATTTAACAAAATTATTAATTTTTTTATCTGATTCTTTAAATACACTGTCTTTAGCATCTGTAGATAAAAAATTAGTTTCTTGTGCGCCGATTGCGACTAGTTGCGTTAAAGCTGCGCTTGCCATTATACAGTTTAATTAGAAATTAAATTATAATGTTTTTATTTTCTATTAAATAATATAATGTATAATCAAAAAGAATATTTTTCGGTTACTAATAAAGACTTTAATATTGGTGATTCAAGTCAAGCTGAAGATGATGAAATTGATCATAGAGAAGAAACTACTGATATATCAGATGAAGACCAATCCTTAATTAAAGAAGTTAAAGAAGAGGTGTTAATTAAAAAAATACTAAAACCTATTAAAAAGAAACGTGTTTTAACAAGAAAAGATTTTGATAATATACAAAGTGTCGATGAAGTTAACGCCAATAAAAAACTCGAATCTCAAATCCATGATGAAAAAAATAAAAATACATCTAAATCTATAACTATAATACTATATGGAATATCATTTGCACTATTAGTTGGTTTGTTTTTATATTTCTATAATAAAAAAAAGGTAAATACACAAATGTTACATTCTTAAACATATGGTTAAAAGTGAACCGACCAAGTTTTTATATAATATTTAGTGGGTTTATAATTTCTTCTACAATACAAGTATTTTTTATTTCAAATGGACCTTGAATATCGTAACTATAAAATGATATCAGTTTTAAGGTTAATTTTGAATCTAATTCATCTTTATATTTTAAAGCTTCTGCGTGGGTGTATATACCAATAATCTTGGTATTAATTGGTGTTTTCTCTAATAGAACATATCGAGTTAATTTTATATCTGTTAACATAAACTCTTATAAGGTTAATTAGATTTTTATTTTTAACTGTTAAATATATTAAATATTTATTTATCGAGTTGCATGCCATCTTTCATTATATTCTCTAATAATATCACATTGTTTTAAATGAGGTTGGCATCTAATAATATCATGTATATCAATATCTTCTTCATTCGGCATAATCTGATATTCTTTATTCATAATATAATTAATAACAAAATGCATGTCTAAGTGCTGTGTTTTTAATATATATACTAGGTCTAGATTATTAATATTTTTAATTAAAATACTACTACTATAAAATTTAGTTGTCAAGTCTTTATTTTCTATTTCTTGATTATCATTAGTCATAATTATATTATTAAAGGAAATAAATGTTATACTTGCAAACCTAATAATATACAAGAAAATATGCTATATTTTATAATTAAGATTGACGCCATACATTACCACATTCAAGACATTCAATGAAAGTTGTTGCAGGTTCATCACCTGCTCTTGTTTGTTTTTCTGTAACAACACATTTTTTATTTTTACACTTTGAACATTTGAATAAATCAGTAGACGCTTTCTTATTCTTATTATATTCTTCTAATTCCTTCTTTTTTGTAATTTTTTCGTATTTTTCAGGATTTAATTCTTGTGGTTTAAGTGATGCAACATCAATAGGATTAATTTTTTTCTTTTTAATTGAATTAATTAATGTTTTGTTACTTTTATTTTCTACCAGGTTTAATAATTCATCTGATTTATCTTGATAAATTTGAGCTAATAAAAAAGGTGTACATTGTGTTTCAGCATATTGTTCACTAAAATTTAAAATACCTTGTTCAAGATCAATAGATATTTGATTATCAAATATTTTTGATAATCTTTTTACAATTAATTTTCTTTCTGCAGAGTCCATTTATAATATATAATGCATTAATATATCAGTTTAAATCAATTTTTATTTATGAAAACAATACTATTGTCAATTACTATACCCTAATCATTTTCAAGAATTGCATTGGGTTCGATAACTGCATCGATTTCTGAACTCGTATCGCCAGAGTTATCTACAATCGGTTGACACATAACCGAATTACCTTTTACATCATTTGGTTTATATCCTTTCTTATAATACAATGATTTATTTATATTGAAATATGCTTCAATTATCCATTTTTCTACTGGTTTAACATATCCTTCTTTTCCAATTGTTCTATATTTTAACATATTAAATTCATTCTTTGATGCCATATTAAAATGAAGTGTCATATACTCATGGATTGATTCCTTATTTACCATTCGCTGATCGGGTATATTGTTATATCCATCATCAATGTTTACAAAGGGGGCATCATGACTAATTAGATCCATATTAAATAATCGCGGATGATATAGATTATGAGAGTAAGACAATGAACCAAGACATGAGTTAATTGAATTTTTATCGCCAATATTAATATTGTATAGATTGTTCCAAAATGTTACTTTATTTGCATAGTTTATTGCTTTATCTATTTCATTTTTATTTAGAAATACACCAAACCCTCTCATTCTATACTTCATAATAATTTCAATTGGATCTTTCGAACCAGCAAAATATTTGTAGTCAATATTCATGTAAGTCATATGAGCACTAATACACGACGGTGTCAAATATACATTGTTACCATCATAATATCCTCTTACACATGGCATATGAAACTTTGCTACAAGTGAAAAGAAATCATTATTGAAAATAGAAAATAATTCAAGTTGTCTTTGAATATGTGTTGAACTTATTTTAACCTTGAATGAGATATTAATTCCTACATCATTATGTATTTTATCTTCTTTCAGTTTATCAAAGTCTTTCGCTACATGATCAATATTATCTTCAACTATTTTCTCAAACTCGGACTCTGTTATATCTACAGGTGTTATAGTATCTGATACCGGCTTATGGTTATCATTAATATTAATCTGATATACAGTATCATTATATTCAAATAACTCAGGGTGACAATTCTTAATATTATTAATTTCTTCAGTCGTATACTCTTTGAAAAGGTTAGTATAGAATATGTCTATTTTCTTATTAATGATAGGTTTAAATAGTTCAATAACAGAATCATCTTTAATATTAGAAATAATAAATTCATGTGACATTGTACTTGTTTCAATATTATCTTTAATGAACTGATTATTTATAAATAAGAATACAGTTCTAATTGTGTTCATTTTAATATGTTTTGGTTCTGCATTAGTTGGATTATATCCACATACATTAACAACTACTTGGTTAAAAACTGTCTTTGCTTTCTTAATAAAATCTAATGGGTGGTCACTTTTAACCATTACATCTACATCTGCTTCTGCATAGTATTCATTAAAATATCTATTATAGTCCGTATCAAAATTATCTTGACCTTTAAATAGTGATACTAGAGGATGTCTTACTTGTAAACATGCAGCCATAATACTACCCGAAATACCTATACCCAATGTGTTCCAATCCAAATTATTAAAGATATCATGAGAACTATTTCCTGAAATAAATAGATTCATTCTTTTACGGTATCCGTCTAAATTAGTAATACCTTGGTTCTCGAAATCTTTATTAATTGTACAGAAAAAAGGGAAACCACCAAAGTTATTAACACCTTGTAGAGAATTATCATCAACCATGATTGGTAGATAAGGGTTAGATTTAATATCTTCTAGTGTAAATGGAAAAACGGGTAGTAATGAAGCTGTATTAATATCAAATATAAATTCATCATCCTTTGTTGTCCATGTTTTCTTAATAGATTCTTCCATATAAAACCGGAGCCAAGCATAGCCAAACAAGTATCTATATAAATCAGCAAAACAATGAATAGTACCTTGTAACTTTGTTAGAATTTCAAAGTTATTAAGAACTAGATGACAATACTTCTTTGATATTAGCAAGTTTGAAAATAGGTAAAAACTTTGTACTGAATTTAATTTTAAAAACAAAGCGTTAATATGTTCTTTTGAAATATCGCATTTCTTTGAAATCTTATAAAGTTTATAACCGTTTTTATTAATAGCAGATGATGCATCTACGAAATTCTTACTATTAAAAATAAGTTTTAAATAATCATTATCTATTTCTTTATTTCCTACATTATCAGTATCTATGCCATTAATAATTGTTTTAATTTCTTTATCTTTAATATTTTGAAGTGTTGATAATCTAAATTTCCTTGAATTATAAGGACGACTTATATTCAAAAGACAATTGTATTTACGATCCCAATAGTTTGTTTCATCTAGATTCTTTATAATTTCTGTAATATATACAAGAGAATTAAAACTATTACTAGAATTCTTAGAAAATAAATTATTTAGAACAATTACATTATACAAATCTTCTAATGTATAATGTCCTTGATATATTTTTGTGTAATTCTGAATATTTAAATAAGAAACATTAAATATAGGTAATACTATAATTTTTTCTTCCATATCATACCCAAAGTGGTTGAAACATGATATATCACTTGAATTTACTAATGTGATATTATGACTATGATCAAAATTCTTAATTAACTTAATACTAGCCTCTGATAGAACTAGTTTTGATTTATATTCATCCCATTTTGAAACAGAAATATTTTTAGAATAAAATTCTTTGTCAACTGGTTGATTACTAAAAGGTGTTAGAATATAGAGTTTACTAAAGTACCGCGATATATTTATATTACCCGGTAAATAAGCAAGGTCAATCAGCGTATCGTCAATCTCTATCTCAAACTTATTTTTTAATAGAGGGTTTACTATACTATTACTTTTCGTCAAATTATTATTGAGGTCCATTATATAAGATTATTGTGATAATAGAATACAATTATCAATTTTTATTCTTAGAAAATCGATTTAACGTAGTTAAATGATGCTAGATTTTCTAAGAATAAGTTACTGGTTGTCATAATAAAAGCGATGCTTAGATAGCTTAGCTATTTCGATTCGACAAACCAATTTTTATAACCTAGTGAATTTCTCTATTCACCTTTGGTGAAAAGATTCACTAGGTTCTAACTGTTAAATTGCTTTATTCAAGAAATCACTTCGTGAAACCTTGAATATGCAATCCAATTTTTATTCCAAATTACGTAGTATATACATTCGCCTTTGGCGAAAAGCTAACGGTTAAAAAGTGAAACGAAAAATTAAAAATTTTCTCGTTACACTTTCCAATTTTTATTCTTAGAAAATTGATAAATTTCGTAGAAATCACGTAGTTAAATGATATTATTGCTACGCAAAAAGAGTTCATTTGCTACGCAAAAAGTATATAAGCTTCTGTCATTGCGTTTTACGCAGTAATAGCAAAATACATAATAAAACTTTCATTGCGAAGCATATAGTATTGTTAGATTGCCATTACTTATTACCATTCGTCAAACCAATTTTTAAAGTTTTGAATATGCAATCCAATTTTTATTAGAATAAGTCTTTTATAATGGGATGAGGTTATATTATCTACATTCCATTGCTTTGCAAAATAATCGAATAAGTCTTTTATATTACCATTACCTATTACCATTCACCTTCAGTGAAAAGAATGAGGTTATATATCAAAGTGAAACGTAAAATCTACGATTTTTCGTCGTTAAGTTGACGTTTTAAATGTGCAAAAGTATAAAAGTTGATTTAAATTAATATTTTATATATACAAATATATATATGCAAGAACAAGATAGTACAAATATTCTTAATATTCCACGCCCAAAATTAAAAAGAGAAACTCGCGCTAGTTTTGCGGGATCACCTATGCGTACAAATAAGTATGAATCCCATGACTTTTTAAGATTTAATAATTCATTAGATTTAGATAAATTATTAGACAATATACAATCGACATCTTTTTCAGAACAGAACCAATCAGTAAATCAAACAGATACGTCCATAAAAATTAAAATATTAGATACTATACAACAGGTATCTTTTTCAGAAAAGAACCAACCTGATACGACCATAAAAAATAAACTAAATAATATTGATAGTCTGGATAAATCAAAAGAAGATGCAGTGAATCTAAATATTATTGCAAATAAAGATGCTACATAAAATTTATTTTATATTATAAGTTGGTATCATTAAATTAATATACTAATTTACTATACATATTTGACTCTTCATTAAGTTCAATATAATTTGAACTAATCATTGAATCTAATGATTTCTTAAATAGCTCATCATCTAGTTTAAAAACATTAATATCTTTACACAGTGTAAATAATTCATTGTAATTTAATGCTTTAGTTTTGATGTGATGATTAATCTTTGTTTTTACAATATCTTCTTTATTATTAGCAGTTTGAACAAGTTCTTCTTCATGCCATGCTATAGGTAAAGAACTAATTTCAAAGAATTTATCAATTAAGTTTAATTCAGTACAGCTTTGACGTGTAAGATTTATGGTTATTTTATTAGAATCAATATCGCAAGTGCGTGCAAGTATATCGTTTTCAATAAAAATATCAAGTAATTTCTCTCTTTCTACCATTTCATATGATGATAAGAAGGGAAGATTTATATATTGGTCCATCGTAATATAATCAACGTGTGTATCAAATTGTTCTAAAACTAATGCTTGTAATGGCAATAGTTTTAATACAACATCGCCTTTAGTTGTTTTATAGCTAATCACAACACTACCTGTGTGTAAATACCAATTTAAGTATCTAGAGTTTTTATGTGTTTTACCATATACATTTGAATACAATTTCAAAAAATTACATATATTTCCACTACAAGATTTTAAAGTATCTAGTCTAGTTGCAATATCAAATACGGTTGATTCCCAAATATTATATGTAGTATTTACAATACTCCACTTAGATGGAGTTAAATTTACTTTTTCCGCCTTTACTAACAAGTCTACCATATATTTTTTAAATTCGATTGACTTTTCAACATCTTCAATTGTCTTTGATAGTTTATAACATTGTCTACAATTAAAACTTCTAGTTAACTTTGTAACAAGTAAATTCTCGTACTCAATATCTTTAACGTTATCACCAAGTAGTCTTAACATTAGTTCTCGATGATATATGTCAAAGATAATATTCTTATCATCAAAATATGATATAATATTAAAGAGATATGAGACAGTATCATATGTGTCATTTTTAATACAGTTTTCAAGTTTAGTAATCAAAATATTAGTTAATTCTACAACAAGACTATTATCAATAATAAACTTTGCCATATCCTTGCTCATAATAATTATCGAAATATGAAAAATCTTTGAAAAATACTTGGATATATTAATGTAAAAGTCACATATACTTTCTAAAGACTCGGATCTTTTATATTTTTCATATACTTTTACTATAATAGTTGTTTCAAGATCGTCTATCTGATCTTTTGTTAAATATGGAATAATATATGTTGTTATCGATTCATTGTTATTTTTAATAAATTGATTAAATGTTTTAACATCATTGTGTTCTGATACACTATAAATTTTATTGATCAGATTTTCTATAATATCACCAAATATTGTTTGATCATCAATACATTTAAAATGATCTTTATATTCAGTTAAAAACTTGACATAACATGAAAACTCATATATTGGTATCAAGTTCTTTGAAATTGGATACTCCGCACTAATTAAATTCGATGATATATTACTATAAGAGTTTAAACAACCTTTAATAAATCCGATACACCAGTCTTGATAAAATTCAGGATTTATTTTTTGTATTTTTGATAGTAGAAAGTTAGTTTCTTTCTTTGAACTAATATTCATTAAATCTTTCTTGAACACTTCTTTTAGTGTCGGATCTGATACAACAAGCGAAAGAAATATATAATAACATTTTACTCTAAAAGTGTCATCATTAGATGTGTTATTAATAAAATATTCCAATTGATATACTTTATTACTATAATTAGTAAGTGATGAAATAAAAACGTTAATTAAATTAGATTTGATTCCTCTGCGTAAATTTTGACGAAGATTTTTTCTAATTTCTTTGACGTAGTCTGTTAAATTATCCAATATAAGTTTATCACTGATACTTGGATCTATTGAAAGATTATTATTAATTATTGAAGGCATAAACATTCGATTATTATTCTTAATCAGATTCTCAAAATATGTTGTTATCTCACACTTAGTCATTTTAAGATCAGGTGTAGTACTATTAATTATTACTCCAAATTTATCTGGTATGTCCATTAAACATAACTTTATTTAAATAACTACATGAATTATCAATTTTTATGATATGAACGAGTTTGCTATTTTACGAAGTAATGGCAGACTCGTCTTATTTGCAAAGCAAAAATATAAACCAATTTTTATAACCTAGTGAAACGAAAATCATATCGACGTAGTCAATATATTGCCATTACTTCGTAAAAAGCAATTGAATGTTATTACTAAAAATAGATAGTTTCCGTCCAAAACTTTTTATTGCAAAGCTTTGCTTTTGAAATCTACGATTTTACGTTACACTTTCCAATTTTTATAGTTATCAAGTTGTGGTTGCTTGGTAAATAAAATAAAAATGCGCATTTGCATGATTCTATTGTTACACTATCAATCGCACTTTGTGTTTACGCGAGTGATTGTAAACAATTTTTGTGTGTTAATTTTACTACACCGTACTTTGTATAAGTTTCAACCGTTTCTACAGATGTATATATATTAAAATATGGTTTAATTTTATCTATTAGATTCATATATGGATCATGCTTATGAAATCTTTCTTTTTCAACAGATGTAATATATATAATTCCACCTGGATTTAATATTATTTTTAATCCATTAATAAAATCATCAACTGATTTAATTGGAATATTCCACTTGTAGATATAGACTATATCAAATTTTATTGAAGATTCTTTCGTAGAATAATTTTCTAAAGAATCTTCAATAAAATGGTTATCTGATAATAAATTTCGAACTGTATCATTATAATGAGAATATTCTGCGTTTAATGGTTGTATAGCATATACATTTTCTTTTTTATATATCTCTATAATTTTTGGTAACAACGGACCAGTTCCTGGTCCAATCTCTAAAACCATAGGGTTTGGTAACAACGGACCAGTTCCTGGTCCAATCTCTAAAACCATAGGGTTATGATTAGTAACATTATTATGTAAATTTGGAACAAATTGTTTTTCAGATACAATCCCCCACAATGTGTTATTAGAATCTCTCGAATAATAATATCGTTTATGTAATTTCGCATACGGGTTAAGTAAAGTAGTCATCATATATTATTTAATATAAAACTATTATTCTTTTCAATTTTTATTCTTAGAAAAACTATTCACACTTTTTAATGGTTGGTTTAAACATATAGCATTTATTATTATGATTATATTTTATAGTTTTAATTTTATTGCTATTAGGGCCATGACTTATTAATATTCTTTTATAGGAAACATATAGACCTATAATATAACCGATAGTAACTAAAATAAGGTAAAACATTAAATCTAATTTCATTATATTATTAAATATTAGATTTTAAATTATAATACACTTGGTATATATCTTGGAGCATCATAGTCAAATATTTTAATATTAAACTTACCCTTGCTTTGATCTAACCAAGGAACTGCAATTGTATCATTATTAGTTAATTCTTTATTTCCTGGAATCTTTAAAGGAATTTTTGTTATTGAATGACCGCTGTCTGAACTAATAATATAATATTCCCATTGATTAGAACCAGGAAATTTCTGTCTACCAAATAGTTTTAAGATTTTTTCATCATTTTTTCTTACTAACATACCTATATTATGATAGTTATCAGGATAACCTCTGGTTGGTACATTTATTAATCTCTTTAAACTTTCTTTTGGATAACTATGTCTGGGTAATCTTCTTTCTGGTGGTTTAAATTTATTTTCGACTGCATCAGTGTCTCTTTTTAAAAGTATATCAATATCTTGTTCAGCATATTCTTTTTGTGGCTGTTTTTTTTCAAGTTCTTGTTTAGTGTATTTAATTTCTTCTTCTTGTTCACGTTGTTTTTGTTGTTCATTTTGTTCATGTTTCTTTTTCTCTTCTTGCACTACTAAATAATTAGTCATTCTAACAGTATGAAAGTAAGTAAATACACTAAATATTGCAAATATTATAATAAAATAAGTTTTAGGAATACAAATATTGTCTGACATATAATTTATTAGAGAAAAAAATTATTCTAAATGATAGTCTAATATAAAATCTATGAAAGAAAAGTATTCATCATCAAAATCTAAATTATTATCTGTAGAAATATCTTCTATATTATTTAAATCTAATAATATTAGTAAATAATTATAATAGATATCTTTTTTGTATGATTTATAGTTTTGTATCATAACCCTTATTGATTCATTACGTTCACTATGTGAAAAGAATAATTTAATAAATAGGGAGCCTATAATTGTTACCATTTGTTTTTTTATAAAAGGATTAGTAGTAATTTTAAAATAGGTAAAGTATGTTTCAAATTTACTTAAACTATAATCTGCGTCGGGTTGTTTGATATACATATCAAAAGATTCTATTAATAGTTCCATAAATGTATTATAGTTTATTTTATAATAAGGTACATTCATAGATTCTGGATAATTATGTACAATATAAATATTTTCTTTTCTTATTTCTACATTGTAAAATTGTAATGCATAATTTGATTCTTTATTATTTATTAAGACTCTCATTAAATTAAATAAGAAAATAATTTTTATTACATAAAATGATCGCACTTGATGAATTGAATCGGGTGTACAATATCTTTTTATCACCTCAATTTATTTAATAAGTAAAAAATAAATTACTGTATGGGTTGGAGATAATATTTTTACATCAGGATATATAAAATCAATATTGTTACCTAATATATAAGAACAGGTTGCTAATAATATATCTAACTGAAATTTATCTTTCATATAAATTCTTGAATTTGTTAATTGAGTTTTCAAAAAGTAATGGTCTTTAGAATCTATATCTGTAATATTTAAATTTAATGCATATTTTAATAAACCTTTACTTTCTTTATTTAATAATTTATCCATAAAAGGAAAAACCCAACTCCATATCCAAATATTTGTTTTCATATCAAATATACCTAATATTTCATAGTTAAAATTATCATTTTTAAATTTTATACGTGGTAATATTTGTTGAGATGTAATTGTACGATCGTTAATGTCAGTAGTTATACTTTTGACCCTACTATCTGGTCGGTGTATCGTTATATTTGAAGATTCTATTAAATTATTATAGGTTATATTTTGTTTGTCATAGTAATCGAAAGATTTATTTATTAACGTTTCTAATTTTGTATCCATATTATAATTTTAGAAAAAAAGTTATATAATTATTATTATTTATTATCTCACTAAATTTAATATGAATAATACATCTAATATATTTAAAGAATTCCTTTCATTTTTAAAGAATAATAACATAGTATCAACCATTATTGCAACTGTATTATCTACACATGTTACAGAATTAACAACGTCGTTTGCAGATAATATTATTTTGCCAATAATTTATAGAGATGGAAATCGTGATGGAAAACCAGATATAAATAGTATTGATAATTATATATTTAAAATTAACGGAATTGATTTTAAATTAGGCAAGTTTTATATAGTATTTACAAAAGTACTTATAATTTTTATATTATTATTTATTATCAAGAGATACATTACTAATTCTTATTAGAATAAGGTAAGTACTATATTATTTCGTAAAATATAAATAAACATATTTAAATATGTTTATTTATTTTGTTGGTTCCACGGGTGACAAAAATAAATAAACATATTTAAAAATAGTTTATTATCATTAGTAGATGAAAAGCAATAAACCCGATACGAAAAAAAGTTATTATTGTTCTAACTGTGGAAAATACGGGCATATTTCTAAAAAATGTACAGAATCAATAACTTCACTTGGGGTTATATGTGCAAAGTTTGATAATTTGCCAATAAAAGAAGAATCGTTTAATAGATTTTTATCAAGTAGATATATTGATATTGAAAATTATAATTTTTCACATATAGATAATATTAGTAAACTTGATTATTTTAAAAAAAATATTAAGTTTTTAATGATACAGCGAAAACATAGTTTATCATATATTGAATTTATTAGAGGTAAATATGATATAAAAAATATAGATAAATTAAGTATGTTATTTAAAAATATGTGCCCAGAAGAAATTACTAAAATTTCTTGTTTAAACTTTGATGATTTATGGAATAATCTATGGCAACAAACCTCAAAAACTAAATCATTTCAGAAGGAGTTTAAAGCTTCTAAAGTATTATTCGAAATTTTAATATCTACTAATGAAATATATAATTTAATCAAGGTAATACCTGATTATGAAACACCCGAGTGGGGATTTCCGAAAGGAAGAAGAAATATATTTGAGAAAAATTTAGATTGTGCATTAAGAGAGCTTGAAGAAGAAACAAGTTTAAAAAATAATAAATTTAACATTCTTCATAATATTAATTGTGTCAATGAAGAATATATTGCTACTAATAATGTACAATATAAACATCTATATTATTTAGGATATATGAGTGCAGATACGATACCCAATGATTATTTTGACAATATAAATAATTATGAAGTAGCTAAAGTAAAATGGTGTTCGTGGGATGAAGCAAATAGTATTATTCGAGATTATTATCATGAGAAAATAAAAGTAATAAATATGGTTTATTTTCTTTTCTTAAATTTATACATTGAATATATTGGCAAAGATGATATAATTGCAATATAAATCACATAGTGCGATTTGAGAGTGTCTTTACTCGTTAGATATCACGCAGTGCGATTGGTTTATTATAAACTTGTTATAAAAATATTGAATAATTTATTTAAAAGTTAAGTATTAATTATATATAGTTATGGAAATCAATTACAAAACAATATTACAACATTTATCTTTTGATTGTGAAAAGAAAGAGGATGTCAATAATTTTCCTACAGAGAAAAATATTATGGTTTCGTCGGATAATTTTCCGGAATCAATTTCAAAATTGTTAGTTCAAAATAATAAAATATTTTATAGATATGGAATTACAAAACATAATTCTGAACAGGTAAATATATCCTTCATTACTTCATTCTTAACTTTATTAAATAAAAAGTTTATTACATTTGATAAAAAGGAAGAATTAACTGAGGTACAATCATTTATATCAAATATACGTAGTAAAGTATTAGAAAAAGGATTTAAATATGAGTTGAAAAGTAGATTTGAACATCAAATATTAATAGATAGACTTGAAAAATTATATTTTGACGATGGTTTATTAATTCAACTAATAGCACAAATATTAGATATTAATTTTATTATTTTTGATTTTAAAACAGAAAAAATATCTACTATTTTTAAGGGTGATTATTTAAATCCATGGAAGGTAACATTCTTACTTGCTAAAATGGATATTGTGACTAATGTAACATGTAATTGGGAACCAATCTTTTGTGATGAAAAACAATTTAGTTACAACGATGTATTTTTAAAGAAAATTTTAACGAATGTAGAAATATGCTACTATAACGAAGAGTATCTAAATAAGAGTTATTCTATCTTAGATAATATCTCAGAAATAACAAATATTAATAATTTAAGTGAAGATACACAAGATGATATTATTGTAGGATCAGAGGATGAAACTGTACAATCAGACGAGTCTGATACATTTCTAAATCCAGTAAACGAGATTAAAAAAATGAATTTAACGAAAACAAAATTAAAAAGTCTAAAGAAGGATGATATATATAAGTTAGTTAATAGTTTAAGTTTAGAAGTTTCAAAAGATGTAACGAAGAATGATATGATCACTAGTTTATTACCGTATATTTAATAATATTAGTTTAAAATTAAAAAAGATTATATTTTAATATAATAATGAATAGCTTAAAAAGCATATTAATGAATTCGAGTAATTATTATATTAAGTTAGTTGTTTTATTTATATTTTGGAAAATAATTAAAAGACATCCAAAGTTTAAAGACTATAAGAAAGAAACTGTGTTTTCTATGTATCGATCATTAATGTGTCTTTTTTTTATGCTTTATTCATTAGAAAATCTAATATGTAATTTTACAGATCTTTTAAATTGTCCTACTAAAGAACGGGATTGTTATCAGAATATTACAGAATGGTTTATAGTTTATTTAATTATGGATATTGTTAAAATGATACTTGAAAAAAATACACGAGTTGATCTTTATTTACATCATATTTGGTGTCTGATATCTGTTGTTCTTGGGAAGTATTATAATAATGCAGGTGCTATTTTTAATTTAGTTTTAATCAATGAAGCAATCTCAGTTGTTAGTGGGGCTGACTCAATGGCAATGGAAGATAATAATATGAAAGAATCTTATTATTATAAATTATATAGACGTAATATTATTAGATATCTAAGGTTACCAATATGGATATTGGGGCTATTAATTGTTCTCAGACATACAGATAAAATAAACTCGTCTGTTTGGTGGAATTCAGTACTGTCTTCATTTGTTATGATTGGACTAGACCATTATTGGGAAAAAAAGTGTAATAAAGTTGTTGATAAATATAATGACAAACCTAAAATTTAATTTTATTAAACCTAAATTAATAAAATCTAATTTCTATTAATATGTCAGGACCAGATACATGGGGACCACATGGTTGGAAATTTATTCATTATGTTACATTAGGATATGCAGATAAACCAACAAAAGAAGATAAAATAATATATAAAAAATTTTTAACATCTATTCAAGATATACTACCTTGTATTTTATGTAGAAACAATTATAGTAAACATTTGAAAATGTATCCATTAACTGATTTTGTATTAAAATCAAGATTAAATTTAATGACGTGGGGTATAAAGATGCATAATCTAGTTAATATGGAAAATAATAAAAATGAAGTTCCAATGAAAGATGGTATCGCTAAAATAAAGGATGAAAATGATACGTGTGCTAGTATAGTGACTAATTATACAAAGACTAGTAAATTAGATAGATTTATTAATTTATCGCCAATGATTGTTTTTGGTATAATTTTAGTATATCAGCTATTTAAAATGTATTGTAAAAAATCAACTATTTAGTATATAAAACACTTTTAAAGATAAATTGATAAATGTATCTATAACATGCATAAATTAGATTCAAATGAAATGCGAGAAAAAATATCATATATTCAAACCAAAGTATTAGAACTATCAAAACAAGATACAAATAATACGGATATTGAAATGTATTTTATGGAAAATGATCCTGATTTTTATGAAAAATATCCATATTTGATTAAAAAGTTAATTAAAGGCGGGTCATTGGAATTTCTTGAAATTATGTTAGAAAATATTGAGAAAATTGAAAAAGGCGAACAGACACAAAGTGATATTGAAAAAAAATTAGGAGCAGATCTAGCTAATCAATTTCTTTACCCATCTATAAAGAAAGAATAAATATTACCCCACTTTGTGATATAATCACGCTGTGATATTAGATATAATCATTGTATAATATAATTTAATTAGTATATAATTAAATTAAATTGTTATTTAATAAATTTGTAATTTTAATAATTGGATATTAATCAATAATACCTAGAGGTCTTCCCAAACACCGTTTTTATATGTACCAAGTATAACACTACCAGCAACATTAAATAATTTAATATCACCTTCTAATCCAGATATAATATATTTAGGAGTAATTATACCGCCAGATAGTGTAGCATCAACAATTGAACCACTATCAAAGTTTAATCCACTAGCAGAAGCAGTTTGTCCAGAAGCACTTAATGATGTAACGGTAGTTTCCTTAGCAGTTACACGTACCTTGAAATGTGTTCTGCATACAGCTAATACACCTTGATCATTTGTAGATTGGGATGCGCTGGGATAGTTATAAACAGAACTTAGGTCGACATCAAAGTTGCCAGCACCACCGGTGCTATTGTTATTAGCAATAGCATAGGCTAGAGTGATAATTCTTTCACCAGATGCATCATATACATATTTTTGGAATTGTTGAGGATATTTAAGAGTGGAGGAGGCTACACCATTATAATCTTGTTTGATATATGGGTAGAAATCTTCATTATAATCAACCATATTCTTGTTCATAGACATATCATTCTGGGTTGCTAATACGTTAGTAACAGCAGCAATAGAGAAAGAGTAAACATCTCCAACTTTAGGTACGTGGGCATCATTGAATTGAAGTTGACCAGTTGTATATCTAAATTCGTTAAGGGTAGATTTCATATCATTAGCATGTAATTTAGCTCTATTTACTTTGGATAATCTATACATACGCTTATCAGTTCCAGATATTGGTGCTGACGCATTATTGACTGTAACCTTATTTAACAGTAAGGTACCAGAATAATCGACAGGTTCACCGAATACTTGTGGTTTGTTTAATAATCTTTCTTTTGAAACTTCGTTACGTCCACTCATATCAATAGAACCGTGAGACTCAACAAAGTAATCAACAATAACTCTATCTCCATTTCCATTATTAGGATATAAACCATATCTATTGGAACCATTCATATTACCATCAGCGGTACCGTTTCTAAGACCATTATTCCATGATCCATTTGTGGAACCAATACTCATATCAGGATGGACATATTGAGAATATCCTAGAACACTGTTATTAGCATCATCCACCTGATCATACTCTGGATGCCATACAGGGATTTTGAAATTATTATCAAAATCCTTAGCATAATCGAGACCAAGATCAATATGATCAGTATATACATATAATATATTTCTTTGACCGACTTCAACACCAATTAATCCATTATCTAATTGAGTTTGTAATTTAGGTTCAGCAGAATAGTATTCAGCTTTATCATTTAATAGATATGGTTGGAGAGCTACCTTAGGTTTATCATATGAATCAGATACCTTAATAGCGAATACAAAAGTAGCACAATCTTCAGGTTTAGGAGCTTTGTCAGTTATAGCAAAGTTTTTAGTTTTGTATAATGGAGTATAACCTGAATCTGTCACTGAGTGTCTTACATACGAGTATAATAGATCTTGATTGTAAATACTTTTAATAGCTGTTAAGTCACTTAATTTTCTTGGTTGAAGACTTAATGGACCGTGATATTTATTAGTTTCGGGGTCACAGAAATAAAATAACTGGTCATTATTAGATTGGACATTAATAGCATTAGTATCTTCAATTATGTAACTTGCAGTTCTAAATTGAGTACCTGATTTTCCGGTAAAATCATCACCTCCTGGTGCTGCGGCTCTACCTAATTCACAAACATATGCTTCAGGTACTTTCTTAACTTTAAGTAGTTTAAGTTTAGAAGCACATGCTTGGATATGTACGTGGTATTCAGATTGACGTTCATAATTAAAATGAACAAAATCACCTAATTGAGTAGATGGACTACTCTTAGTTTCAGTAGTTCTGTTTGCTGGGATATCTTTAAGTCTAATAATTTGCTTGCTGAAATCATAAAGATTTCCAGCTACTACTTCAAGTTTATCATCAATTGAAACAATCTTCCATTCAATTGTTTTGCCAGCACCATTTACTGAGTCTGAAGGATTATATAAATCATTAATATCATTATGTCCAATCTTATCAGTAAACTTTCTTAATTCTGTGTTTGGGTTATTCTCTCTAATGGTCTTTCCTTCGGCATTAGTTCCTAAGGTTTCAGTAACAGATTCATAGTAGAATATATTAGGTAAGAGTTTGAAATCAGTAGGGCCTTGTTGTACCTTAATAGAAACTAAAGCTAATGCTTTTTCTTTGGCCACTTGACCGTTTTGTTTCAGATGAGCTTCGACCAATATCTTGTAAGAGTTCATGGTCCATGCATCAAATCCAGTTGTTGCACTTAAGTTGGGGTATAATTTAAGTTTACCGTTGACGACAAGATCATTAAGATTCTTTGCAACTTCAGCAACTTCAGCAACATCATTGTTGAAAGTCCATGCGGCAGTACCTGTTGTAAGACCAACATTTAATTGTGCAGTAGTATCACCCATTACTTTTAAATTGGAAACATCCATTTTAATACTATCAGCATTATTTGATAAATCACCTAATGCAGAATAATGATGGATAGTACCAGATTCGTCAATGAAACCTCTTACATAATATTCAATATCATCGTGAGATTTACCTTCAACAGTTGCGCTTAATAGACTAGAAATATCAACTTCTTTATCACCGTCATTTACAACATATTCAAAAGTACTATCCCATGCAATTTCTCTAATATCTTGAGGTGTTACTCTAATTATGAGTGTCTTGTCTTTTCTTTGTCCACGAACACCGAATAATGAATTTGGTTCATAATAGGTAACCTTAACAACAACTAATTCAGAATAAGCTAAATTATTACCATCTTTGAAGTTATGGCCATTAACAATATCTCCATTGGTACCAATCCATTGTTCGTAATTTAGAGGGGTGTTTCTGTGTAATGAAATCTTAGTTCCATTATCTAATAAACTAACAGAATAGTTATTATTAGCAGGAATTAATCTTTGTGAACCAGAAGAAGCATCAGTTGTACTATCGAAAGTATTATCAAGTTTGCAGAAAACATTATTATTTGATTCCCAATCAGCTTCATCTTCTGCTCTTTGGAAAAGAGGAACAACCTTGGCACTTGCAGAATAACCAAATGAAGTTTCGTAATTATCAACTGATATAATAGCAATAGGTGCTTGAGAACCATATCTATTTTCATCAACTGTTGCATTTACAAAAGATACAGTATTCTTTTTACTACCATAATATTGTTCAGATAAATCATATGCTTGTAATCCAGTATAATCAGGTTCTAATTGATTGTCGGAACCAGGTACACTTTTAACTTTATACCCAACTGTCTTAAAGTCAACAGCTTGAGATGATTCTTGGAAAGTAGTATTTATAGTAGTAGCAGCACTTATAGTTTTGACTAAACCATTATATTTTTGTGTGTATGAAATACTTTGGTATTTGATATTGGCTGCATATGCATCAGATTTAACATATACATCTAATTTTAATGTCTTGTCATTACCATCAATATCTTTGGACCAACTACCGTTTAACTTTTCAAGTTGTGCTGATTTGCTATACTTTAAATTTAATTCTAAATGTCTCTTTAATGAACCAAAGTTGAACAATTCATTATTACCAGCATTTGGTTGAGATGATTGATAAATTTGTAATAAAGTACTTTGAGATGGTAAACATAATCTAAATTTAGGAGCCCCCTTTACATTAGAACTTGAAGTGTTGGTGAATTTGGTCTCACTATTGAAATCTCCGTGAGTATTTCTAGTACCAGCTGCCATATTGGAGTTCTTATCGTGACATTCGTAAGAAAATCTAGTTTCTGATGTAACATCAACCCAATCAGCATCTACATTAAGTGTATTTAAGTATTGTAAAGTAAATTTATGGGCTTCGCCGTCAGATGGAAGATCAACTAATGTGCCATAATTATTACTGTTATTATTCGCGCTGGCAGGGGTGGTAATATTTACATCGTCAGTTCCAAATTGATCTTTCTTGTACTCAAAGTAGAACTCTTCACCACGTTCTAAGTAACCACTAACATCTATAGGCATATATGTATTTCCCCATCTACTGGCTACTACAATATTACTGGCATCAGTTACATCAGATGAAACATTATAACCTTGTGCTGTTTCTCGAGTACTATTTAATGACATATCTAATGTAGATATGACATCCTGAAGAGCTAAGCAGTTTTCACTATATAAGTTAACACATTCTTTTGCAGCATCATGTCTATACTTTAATTTAAGAGTAGGCATAGTCATAGCAGGAAGTATTTCAGCATCTAAATCATTAACATTGGCAACCCATTGTAGAACATTACCTAATCTATATACTTGGAAAATACCAGCATTATATATATCGAATTTTTGTGTTACATCTTTGATGTTAGTCTTTCTTAAATCTTTAACAGATTGTGTTACTGTGGTATATACTGCAATATCTGAGGTACTCATATCCATATTACGAGATTGATCAGCAGATTGTGGGCCGTGATCATTTTCAAGAGTTGTGGTTACATCAATAATAGTTTCTTTAATTTCAACTTCATTACCATCAGCATCTACAATATAAACATCGGTATATTTACCTGACGCAGAGTAAGGTAATCTCATAACACCACTGAAATCTTTATCTTCATTGTGGAAATTAGCTTCATTGTAAACACTTATACCAGATGTACCAATATTATATATAAATTTACCAAGTAAAGCAGCATTACTTACATCAGCAGTATTAGTTCTGGTAGAATTAAAACTATGGTCAGCTAGGCCTTTATAATCAGAGTTAAAACCTACAGTAGTAAAATTAGATTTGTAAAAAACAGATGCTTTCTCATTATTAGCATCATTTAAAAATCCATCTCTTCTTTTACCAGATAAAAATGTATTTCCTAATTCAGCCTTTCCAATTTTACCTCCATTAGTATTATCAATCATAAAGGTAGTTGCACCACCTATTAGCTTGGCTTCAAAAGTCTGATTTGTATTTTGGTCGCCATATAATAAAGCTTCTACATCAGTTTTAGTTGGTTGTTTTCTTGGGATATTAAGAGCATCGTGTAATTTATTAACACCATAGTATACTTTATCGGGACCGGCTTCAGTATGAACAATCTTTAAGACATTGCAGATATAATTAAATGCGGAAACACCATCAACAGGATTTAGTTGATATCTATAGTTAAATAAATCCTTGTATAAACCGACAGGTCTCTTTGCAGAAGCACCTGATGCATCAGTAATAGTGTTATCCCAACTCTTTTCACCGTGATATTCGGTTCTCATTGCTCTGTATAATCTGTCTAACTTGGTAGTAGCAGTAGTATATTTTGGCATATCGGCACTATATCTATTAACAAGAGCATCTGAACCATTCTTAGAATGATTATCAAGAGCATAAAGTAAAGTAAGAATAGTAGATTCTTGCCCCATTAATGTAGCTCTTTGACCACTTGTATCAGGTACTTGGCCAAGAGCTTGTTGTCCACTAATAAGAACATCACTATGGTTACCACATGATACATCTCTGAGTGAACCAAACTTTCTTTGTTCGTTACGTCCAGTGTCCATCCATGGCATTGATTCACTATTATCATAAGCATTTATTTCTGCATTAGTACTATTAAGAGGGTTAATAACGGTAAACCAGGCTTTTACTAAGGATTGGAAATCAGAAGCACATACATTATTAGCTTTAATATTAGCAAGTGTAATAGCCTTATTTTTAGCGGTTAACTCAGTATTGAGTGTGGTATTAAGAGTAGATACTTCAGTACTGGCAAGAAGATTACTAATATCACATGTAATTTGGGAACTAGCAGTCCATGTGCTCAAGTTTACTTCAGCTGATTTACTTAGATCTTGTGCAACAAAGAGAGCTAGATTTTCTCTCATTGATTGTGTATTAAACGAGAGTTTGTAATTATCAAGTGCTGTTTCAGTACTAGTTAACATTGATTTATGATATTGATCTAAAGCATCAGATGGGGAATTATTTCTAACAAAAGAAGGAGCAGCAGAATCATTCGTAGCAATGGCATGATGAATTGCTTCATCTGGGGTTACAATAACTCTTTGTCTATTATTATTAGTAGCACTGACAACGTGTTTTTTCATTTTTTCCGTAACTTCATCATAATAAAATGTATTTTCAAGTTTTGGTAATGTCGTATCTTTTTGTAATGTAACATTTACTTTAATAGTTCTCTTGAAATGTGTTAATTCAGTACCATAAGTTTTTGGGACAACATCAATATAAGCAATTAAATTGTTAGTTTTGTTAAATACCATATTTTGATAGTCAGTTTTTGCTGATACTTCAAGTCTGTAGAAATCAAATTTGATTCCTTCAAGAGCTACTTGTGGTTCGTTGTTATCACCTCGAATATTAATTCTATGGGCTCTAGATAAATCAGTAGTACTTGCAAGATCATCACTCAGTGTAAGATTTTCGCCATTAGGCTTAAAATCTAATTGACCAAAAGACAAATCAGTACCATTGAATGGAAAAGATAGAGCTACTTGTTCACCAGATTCAACAGCAATATAAACAAAAGATTTATTAGGATTAGTATTATCATCAACACCTTCTTTTAAGTCTACATTAATCGTATCCTCTACAGAGCTTGTTAATCCAGCATAACTATCAGTTACACCATCGTAATTAATATCCATAAATTCTTTTTGACTGGTATATATTTTTGGGGCAGATGATAAATTATAAACTTTAACAGTAACGGTTTCTTCGGCAAAATTATAACTTTGACTACCTAATCCAAAACCAAATCTAAATTTAATTTTAATATTAGATATATCTTCATAACTAGGTTCAAATCCTGGTACAAATTGAAATTCACCATAGTTGGGTAAAACTTCATTACCGTCTTGATCTTTATTGAGTTTCCACCCCCAGCTTTTATAATCAGCTATTGTTGGATCATTAATTGTGATTGCTTTATAATCATCAGTAGTTATACCTGTTTGAACATATCTTTTGATTTGACTAACGTGTACACCAGCATCACCACCTGCAGCAGATGGCTTTGATTCGGATGTATACATAAATCTTTTTCTAGCTTCATTTGTAACAGTTGTATCTGTTTCAATATTGGATGTATAATAAGACCATGGCATTACTGATCCATTCTTAAATACAGGGATTTCATTCATATCCAGCGGTTGGGCTGAATTTTCAAATACTAAATATTCGACGTCCGACATATTAACTTAATATATTAAATAGTTTATTTTTGCCAGGGGTGTAAAAATAAACTATACTAATTTTTAGAAAATTGAATTTCCTATTTAAACTAATTTTTTAGAAAATTGAATTTCCTATTTAAACTAATTTTTAGAAAATTGAATTTCCTATTTAAACTAATTTTTAGAAAATTGAATTTCCTATTTAAACTAATTTTTAGAAAATTGAATTTCCTATTTAAACTAATTTTTTAGAAAATTGAATTTCCTATTTAAACTAATTTTTTAGAAAATTGAATTTCCTCTTGAGTATTGAACTCAATCATATTATCAAATTTCTTTATAATGTTTTTATCATATTTATCTGTTAAGAAATTATCGACCCACCATTGGGTTGCTTTGATTTGTTCTTCTCGATATTCGTGAAATTTATCACCATAATAATTATTTCCCTTAATATAACTAACAATCTTATTTATCATGATCTGTTGTCTATTAGCTATTTGAATATTAATAAATTTAAACATATTTAAATAGTCGGTAGGTACATCTAAATTAGGTAATATATCTTGTAAATACGATTCAGTTGATAATTTTTCTAAAATATCTTCAAGAACTTCTATCTTACTATTTAAACCACTCTTATCTTTGGTTTGATCATATTTAAACCCTTTACATATTAAATACCTCTCGGAGTTACTTTCTCGAGAAAATAATGGCTTGCAAATATATGCGTCCTTATAGAATGATGATACTAGATAGATCATTTTTATAGTTGATAATGTAAATGTTTCAAATAATTTAAGAACAAAAGTACCATCTGTTTGTTGAACTCTTAATGCGGCAATTATTTCACCCAAAATTAATTGATATCCTTCTTGTTCTTGGTAATTTTCATCAACCCAATCAAATCCACCATCCGCAGTTACCAAATCAGCATATGCTTTATTCTTTAATATTTCTTTTTTGAATAAACTGATTGTTTTCACTTGAGTTATATCACCGTCACTTTTTGATTTTAATTTCATTGCTTTTTCTCTAGGATAAGTTTTATGAATATTTAACAAGTCTGGGTACAATTTGTCATAATAATTAATAAATTGTTTACCTGATTCACTCTTTTTACTATCTTCAGGATGAAGTGTAACACCAAAGTATTTGTCTTTCTTCATATCATAACCATATTTTTCTCTAAATTTTAATACTGATTGTAGAAACGAACCATTACCATCGGCAATCGCAGCATATGTTAAATTTTCTTTCTTAGCAATATCAAAATAGTATAATATTTCCCACATCTTGTAAAATGACCTGGATAAGATCTTCGGGTCATCTTCTTTCATTTTAAAAAATTCTTTAGTCGATTCATCCAAATCTTTTTCATAATCATTTATTTTATTTTCAAATGGGTTTACAACATAATAAAATTCATTTTTAGTTTCTAACTTTTTGGTTATATCCATTGCATTTTTTGTTCTATGTAAAAAAGAATGGAACCCTAAACTAAATAACGGATAATTTACTACATCTGATATAATAACATTATTGTTAGATTTATCAGTTTTATCTTTTAATACTGAACTGTTACCTGTTGGTATTTTAAATATAAATGGCTTAAAACTATTATTCATTTATTTATATGATAATATATTTTTAAACAATACTTTATCAATTTTTATTCTTAGAAATCATAAAACGTAGTTTTATTACTAAAACTTTACGTAGTATTGTGTGAAATCGATTTATTTGCAAAGCAAAAATAATGATGCTAGATTTTCTAAGAATAAGTTACTGGTTGTCATAATAAAAGCGATGCTTGGATAGCTAAGCTATTTCGATTCGTCAAACCAATTTTTATAAACTTATGAATAAATTCATAAGTTTCTAAGTTTTACCAGGGTACTATTCAATTGTAATACAAACTAATATCCCTGCCAATTTTTATAAACTTATGAATTTATTCATAAGTTTCTAAGTTTTACCAGGGTACTATTCAATTGTAATACAAACTAATATCCCTGCCAATTTTTATTCCACATGTAATTTTATATAATATTTTAATTATATTTTAATTTTTGCACGATTATTTGCTTTTAATGTTTGATAATAATTTAGAAATACTGTTTTTCTAAAATCACATATTGGATGATCTATGACAGGAACTTTACATTTATCTTCATATATTTCGTTGCAAACATCTTTATGCTTTTCTGTTATTATTTTTTTATATTCACATGAGTTATTATATAAATTTAAATATTTACAATAATTAATATAAACATTCCCAATTGCAGTAATTTGTAGCGGATATTCGCATGTGCCGATTTGTTCACAATTTTCAACAACTAATTCCATATTGGGGACACAAAAAATAGCATTATGTTCTTTACTATAAACTTTAAACGTTAAAATTTCTTTCTTACCTGATGACTGTATTAATCCAATTGCATAACTTTTATTACATTTAACATTAATATTAATCTTACCTCTTAATTCACTTTCTGAATAAATTAATAGAATATCGCAATTACTAGCATCAGTATAGTTAATCACAATATTACTATATAACTTGTATGCTGTATTGTAATAAATTACTGGACTCAATTCATTTATATCATTAGACGGTATCGTATTCGGTCTAATTTTTCCTAGTGCGTGTATATCTAATAAATTAGAACAATCATCATTTCTAATACTAAAATTATTATTTTTAATATGATAGATATTATTAGGCACTTCAAAAAGTAAATTAGTACTTGTTTGATATACTTTAAACGTAGCCACCTCATTATAATTTGTTGTACTTATTTTAATATTTACAACTGGTTTATTATTAATAATTTTAACAGAATCCATACCTCTTAATTGATCATCAACATAAACTAATACAATATCATCTTGTTTAGCATTTTTGTTGTTAATTCTAACGTTACTAATTATATTATCATAACTATGTAGTGTTGGGATGCATTTGTCAAAAGTATTTTGAATAAGTACAGAATAAGATAATTTTTGAGTTTTATAATAGAATTCTTCTTTTAGTTCAATTGTATCATCAAGTGTATTTGTTTTAATAGAAAACTCTGTAGGTATTTTAATAAAATTATTAGGAATAACCCGTTTTAGTAGATCAATAAATAAATCATAAGATATTGTATTAAATTGGTCAATATTGGAGTCTACTAGTGATTTTTTTAATGATATTTTTACTGATATTATCTGAAAATCAATATCAAAGAATAATATATCTACTGTTATAGTTTCATTAAATAATTCTTTTATTAAACTTGATATAAACTCTTTGTATATACTATTATTATTCTTAAAAAATTTATTAACTTCTGTAACATTATTGTAATTTAAACAGACTGTTAAATATATATCTATTGTTTCTACTGTACATAACCTTCTTGAATCTAATTGTTCTACACACTTCTTAAACTCTATAATTTCTTCTACTAAATCATCTTTCTCACAATCTATCTGATCGTGTGTGAGTATTATCATTATATCCAACGAATATTTATCTGTAAAATATATTTTTATATTTTGTTCATTTAGTTGTATTTTATACTTTACATTTTGGATAATATAATCTCTAATTTCGATTAAAATTATTTTCTTTATAAACATTGGTATATTTACTATCAAATTTTCAATATCTAAGCTAAATCGAAGTACTTGTCTAATTTGATTTTTAATACCATAAATACTAGTAAAATCAAAAGTACTTTTAAGTTGATGAACCTCTTGAATAAGTTGATTATCCCAAATATTCATATTAAACCCTAGTTTTAATGCAGAGTATCTTTGGATATCTGTAAATTTATCCCACTTAATATCAAAAAATTTAAAACAATTAAAAGTTTCCTCAGTAAAACATAAATGTGAATATGATACTTTGTCTTGTTCACTTAAATTTATCCATTTATTTTTAAAATCTTTATATATTTCCAATAAGATTTCATTTTCAGTATTTATTAAAATATTATTGATTTGTAAACTTGCAAGTTGTTTATATGTTAATATATAACTAAATATATCATAAATAATAGTATCATTTGATATAAGTTCATTTTTTAGTTTTAGTAAACGATAATATGTATCTGGATATATACAATCTTTAAAAGTAACATTGTAAAATGTATTTGCAATTTTCTTAAACTTTGATATGTTTATAATATTTACTAATTCATTGTCAAGTTGTGTTGTTATATTTATTTTACAATCACAGAAAACACTATACTTATCACCACTATCAATATTATAACCACAAAATATGCCAGAATGTTGTTCGTCAATGTAACTAATTTTTAATGGATCAATATAGGTCTTCATAATATTTCCACTCACTTCCATACAACAATCTGTATATTTAGAACTTTCGTCTAATCCAACAAAACCACCAATATAAGTGTATCCTAAAATAACACCTGCTATGGTAGTATTACAATTAGTAATAGAACTATATTTGGATTTGCCGAGGAAACCACCAATTTGTTTTGATGGATAAGATGAATTAATACTATCAACTTTCATATACAAATTCTCAGTAAATGATAATTCATGATGTATTTTAACTTTATTTTGTCCAAATAAAACTAATTCACCGCATATAAAAGAATCTTTAATTTCAGTATCATATACCATCCCTATAAATCCACCTATATTATGATGTCCTCTTATAACAGACTTTTTTGTAGCTATATTAACATTACTAATAACCGATGATTTAATAATACCAATAAGTAAACCAATATTATATCCATCAACTGTTGTAATATCAATGCTACCTACTAAATTACAGTTTTCGATTGTACACTTATCTGCATAACCAATAAGGCCGCCTATATCATTATTACCTACTAATTTTAAATCAGACTTTATAGTTATATTTTTAATTGTAGCATTATACATATAAGAAAATATACCAACACATGGGGCATTATTATTAGTAGTAATTAGGTTAAAATAAAATATAGTTTTATTGTTTCCATCAAGGATACCACTAAAATTTTTTATTGGTATTTTAAAATTCTGAGATATATCTTTCAGGTCGAGATGATCTGTAATAAAATAATTTTTAGTAACATCATATAATTCATTGTGTTCATCCAATAAAGCATTTTGGAAATCGTTTTTATTATTTATTAAATAAAATATTTTATTGTCAATTACCTTTCTTAATAACATTAAAGTAAGTTATATTTTATAATATTATCGGTATATAATTCACAATTCACACATATGCTAATTAAGTACTTTTTTAATATTCTTATTAAACTTTTCTACATATTTTTTAGGGATATAATCAAAATCAATTATCTTTCTATTTGAAATAAACTTTGTCTTTATATCTTCATTTTCATCTAAATATTCTTGTAATTTATCAGGATTATCAATTAGGTCTTTTTTATTTTTGACTCTTTTACCCTTAAAAATCGAAGGTATATTATCCGAACAATCTCCTTCAATTATTTTTTTTACAAGAGCTAACTTTGCTTCACATTCTGTTAATTGAAATACTTTTTTCTTTCTATACTGTGCAAAAAATACACTGTCATCTCCTAATTGTAAGAAATCTTCATCGCCTGAAACAATATATATTTTTGTTTGTTTAAACTTCTTTTTAATATATTTAGATGCTAATGCGATTATATCATCTGCTTCTATTTTATCTTGTTTAATAACAAAATAATTTTCATTTTCCTTCACCCAGTTAGGTATAAGGTTATTATAAGTAAATTTAAAAACAGGTCTAAAATTATGTTTTAGTGTAAGATCTTGGCGACCACCTTTATAATCATCTTTCTCTTCATTACGCCATATAGTTTCTTGTGGCGGGTCTCTTGCAAATATTAGTATACTATCATTAAATACTTTAGGTGTAACGAGAGTTTTGATTGATTCTAAATACATTTTTTCATACTTTTCCATAAATACTTTATTTTCAAGCCAATTATAATTAGCAAAATCCTTAACAAGATTTTGAAGCTCTTTGAAGTCTTCTTTATGAGCCATTGAATACCAAGTTCGTGTAGCAAAGAATCTATAAAAACTGGTATATGAGCTATCAATTAGTATAATATTATTACTTTTCATTATAATTATATTATATTACGTCTTAAATAAAGTAATTTTCATCTATTTCTTAGAAGAATAGCTACTTTTTATAAGTTACTATAAACATATAATACATATATCAAGTATAAATGACAGAAATAAATTGGTTTATCAGGACGAGTTTGTCATTACTTCGTAAAATAGCAAATCATACTTTTATTTTGCGTAGCAATTGAATGTTATTAATGAAAGCTTCGCTTTAAACTCGTTACATTTGCGCATTTGCAAAGCAAAAAAGCAAAAATATAACCTCATTCCATTACTTCGTAAAATAAAAGACTTATTCTTAGAAAATCATTAAAAATCATAAAACTTTGTTTTATTAATAAATGCAAAGCATTTAAGCTTTGCTTTTGAAATTGGTTTGAAACTATATTCGGATTTGTAGAAACAGATAAGAATATAAATAAAATGTTTAAATTGGATACATCAAACAAAGTCTTTCTAACATTTATTGGGGGTGGGGCATTCGGAAATAATATAGATTGGATAATAGATGCGATTAATTATGCGATTGATAGCATCAGGGTATACAATTCAGATTTAGAAATCAATATATGTCATTATAGAAGAATAAATGAAGACATACAAAGTAAAATCAAAAAATTTCGTTTTAATTATTAAAAATTAGTTGTGATATAATAATTGAAAATAGATGTCGTTAATGTCAATTGAATTAATAATTTAATGGGATTTGATTTATACGCACTTGATCCAATAACGGATAGTGAAGAACATGGTTATTTCCGTGCCAATGTTTGGTACTGGAGACCATTATGGGCATTTGTAGAATATATATGTGAAGATACATTAGATGATTTTGAAAAAAAAGCTGGATATCACAATGATGGTGATACAATATCAAAAGAGAAAGCGGAAATTATTGGAAATAAATTAAAAATTAGTTTGGCAGATGAAACTTTTAATAAATTTAAAACTGATTGTGATAGTAGTACTACAAATACAAATACAGGATATCAATGTGATTATGAATTAACGAAACAATTTTCGAATTTTTGTTTAAGTTCTGGTGGATTTAAAATACATTAATTACATAAAATCATAATCATCATCATCAATAGTTGAGTCTGATGAAACAACAGGTGACTCTACAGGACTTTTAAACTCGCCGAAATCTTGTGCGATATCTTCTAATGAAGAAGCTTCTGAACCGTGTAATTGTAATAGATGTTCAATTTTATCTGCTAATAATTTAAACTTTTCGTAATATGTTTTAATTATTAATAACTGTTCATTGTATTCAATCTCTAATGCATTTGATTTAATAACAAGTTCATTTGTTATACTACCTTTACTTAATTTAATATAATTATCTATATTTGTTTTAATTGTGTTCAATGTATCTATTATATCTAATATATCTGAATATTCTAATTCTAATTTATTTAAATCATCTTCATCTTGTAGTTTAATATGATTCAATGGTTTTAACATATTAATATCATTTTTTAATTTTATTATATTTATATTATAATTTATAACAGGCAATCGTCTACTAATTGTTCTTATTTGGTTTTGTTCTTTTCCTCCACATCCTTCTTGGTATATAATTTGGTATCTCATTATATAATAAGATATTTTAATTCTTAAATTTGGTATCTCATTATATAATAAGATATATTATGTATTTGAAAAGTAATTTAAGAATTAAGATATATTTTAATATATAATATGACATCTTTAGTTGTAATGGTTGCAGGAATGTCTTCACGATTTGGTGGTAAACCAAAGCAAATGGCAATAGTTGGTCCTAATAATGAAACATTGATTGAATATTCGGTGAATCAAGCTATTAAAAATCCATTTGATAGAATTATATTTATTACAAATAGTAAAACCGAAGAGTTATTTGTAGATATTTTCCAAGATAAATATAAGAATATTCCTGTTATTTATATTCAACAAAAATATGATGAAATGAGAATTAGACCATGGGGGACGGGAGATGCGGTTGCAAGTTTATTTCCCATTGCAAAGAAAACAAAGTCTTCTAAATATATTATTATAAATGGTGATGATATTTACGGAGAAGCCACATTTTTAGACGGATTTAATCTATTACACAAGACATCTAGTAATATTATAGGTGGTCTTTTAGTTAGTGACACTTTACCCGAAAAAGGTAATGTAAATAGAGGAATAATAACAATTGATGGTGACCGTGTAGTACATTTAGAGGAAAGACTCAATATAAGCAAGAAAAATAATCCAGAACTATTGGATAAGCTATCAAATGTTAATTTTATTGGGTTACAATTAGATGCACTTGAACATTTATATATTTTAAATGATAAATTTAAGACAGATAATAAAGATGATGAAAAAGTAGAATCATTATTAACAGAGCATTTAAATAATTTAGTTAATAGGAGTTTAATAAAATTACAGTACTTTTATATAAGAAATAAAATACTAGGAATTACAAATCCAGGCGATGAAGTAAAGTTAAAAGATATATTATCAAACTAGGTTTTGCATTTATCAATGAATTGAATAGCTTTTTCTTTATTGTATACTTGGCCGACATGAATAAATTTATCACCGTCATTATCTTTGTAGTGGTTTAAAAAATATATGATGTTATTTAGCATTACTTCTGTAACATCATCTATATTTTTAATATGATTATTTTCTTTATCTAACTTTTCGTCTAATACACATATTATTTTATCATCTTGTCCTTGTTCATCTGTTGTTTCAATTCCGCCAATAACTCGAATTTTAATAATACATCCTGGTATTAATTGATGAGATGATAATAGTATAATATCGACAGGGTCACCGTCTGGAGCTAAAGTATCAGGTATATATCCATAATTATACGGAAATGTATTGGAATTGGGTAATATTCTATCAAGAACGAGTGAATTATTTTTTTCATCAAACTCATATTTAATATTACTATTTTTAGATATTTCGATTCTAGCTAACATATTATATATAATACATAATATTTTATATATAAAAGTATTTAAAAATTTTTATTAAGTTTAATCTTAAAAATAAAATAATAGTATACTTAATAAAGCGAGATGTCTGTCAGAATTTTAGTAAGTGAGACCAAGCCTATTCCTATTAATTATACGAAATCATGTTATAGTTTTTCCGATCCTGCCACCCCAAAGAAAAATTATTTGTTTTCTCTTGAATTAGGGTTAGAAGACGGCACGTTAAGAAAGTTCAATAAGATTGAAAACAACAATTATTCATATATTGTTGATATTGACGACGATGTTGTATATAATAATATTAGGAGTTTTAATATATTTGTAACTGAAATACCATTTACAAATACAAATTATTCAATGAATGGTACTATTAACCACGACTCGTCAAATTTTACACAAAAAAACGAAACCTTTTATGTTGAGTTTTCTCAAAATAATAATGGTAATGCAATATGCACTTGTTATTTTATGGGCGTTGATTTTAATACAATGTTTGTATCACCTCCGAATTAAAAGGATGTGTGTTTACTATACAATAATGTTATTTTCCGATATCTAACTATTAAATATATTATATAAATCCCCGCAGTTTCCTAAAATATTCCTATTTAAAATTAAATTCTTTATATATAATATAGCATCTTAATGTCTTATTCATTTGCGCACCAGGTAAACAAATCAAACAGTAATTCAAAATATTTATATGCCAACATTGACCAATCCGAAGAATTTTTCATTTTTGACATAAAAATTATTTCTAACAAAAAAAAGTTTAAGAAAATTCGAAAAATTAAAAATACTAAAAGCGATACATTAATTGATTTAACAGATCGTATAAAATTAGATAAATACACTAACATTGAAATCACAATTATAAGTATTAATAATCCAACAATACAACATAGTATTAAGTTAGATTTAACCACGAATACTAGTATTTATAAAGATAATTTTATCTATTTAGAAATGACTTCTGAATGTAATATGTTAAAATGTTTTTATAATTTAGATATAAATTAAATAGCAATTTATTATTTTTAAATTTTAATTAAAAATTTAAAAATGATTTTCTTATAATAATTAATAATAAATTAATAAATGGAAAAATTAAATGAAAATAAAATTATTTGTCATATAATTGGATTAAAACAGTCTGACAAAGAAGATATAAATAAACTATGTAATACAGATAACAAGTATAATCTAATTGACTTGGATGGAATCAATAATGATATATTAAATAGTCCGGAAATGACAAAGATGTTTAAGATTTATTCAAGTCTTAAGAATAATAAAAATGATAAATTTAAAGAGGTTGATAAAAAAATGACAAAATATTGGGAAGACAATATGATTAAAAACGTATTTGATTCTATAACTAGTAAAAAGAAATCAATACTAATTGGAAAAAACCATCATTATCGATTACTATCTAGAAAAATAAATTTTGATGTTTCTAATAAATTCATTTTAGATAATAATTTGAAGGATGAAGTTAAAGATACAATTAAACAGAATCTATTAAATTACCATGAAGATATTATTAATGGGACATTTCCTGTTCAATTCTTAGATTATAAATTTCAATTGAACAAAAAAAAATTATTTGAAGAAAGTTATACTAAAATTGGATATACTAGAATTAGTATTAACGAGATTAGTAGTATTTTAAAATTACATGCTAATAATAAAATAAAAGGAAAAGGTTTGTGGGTTAGTCTGAATGAACCATATAATATTGGTTCTAAAATCTTTCCAAAAAATAAACCAATATATGCATATATTGATCCTGTGTTATCATTAATTAATAGTTTCCCAATTAAAGATAATGACATTGATTATAATTTTAAAAATGAAAAAGTTATTTCAATTAATAAAGGAAATGTTAATAAAATGAAGAAAGGTAGATATTTATATTTTGTATCAAAGGAAGATTTTATGCCAAGTGATTCTACAAATAAACATAAATATTTTACACAAAATCCTGTCTTAATTTTAGAAAAAGAGAAAATAGCAAATGTATTTAATAAGTTAGTTGATTTAAAGTTACTTGATTAAAATTTATTTTATATTTTCATTGAATTTAAACACTCCGAAGCTTGTTCCATGAAACGTAACGTAGTATTATTATTCTAAGAAAATTCTACTTACTATTAAAATTAATCTAATTAAGAATAAGTATGAATTTTAATAGCAAGTATTTTAGTTATTCAATAATTAATCAAACAAATTTAAATATACATCCAAATATCTATACTGGTTTAAATACAGCTTTAGAAAAATGGGAAAAAGTTATAAATATATATCCCCTAAAAGAAAAAATGTCCGTTACTATTTATTTACAAATATTAGAAATGAAATTAATTGGGTATGCATCTCCATTAAGTGTAATTGGTAATAAATTTGGTCAACAATTTACTACGAGAGCAATGATTGCACTAAATCTACAATTTCTACAAACTGTTAATTTTAATTTAAGTATAATATATAGTACTATCGTCCATGAATTTGGACATGTTCTTGGAATTGGTACATTTTGGTTTAATAAGTTTGCACCTATATCATATTTTTTAGAACAAGATATGATTGAAAAAAAATATTATATTGGGAAAAATGCTCTATATAATTATAAAAAATATTTTAATAATGAGTCTTTTTTTGGTATTCCCATTGAAGATAATGGAGGACAAGGAACTGCAGACGCACATCCAGAAGAAGGAGAATTGTTTATTGATGATCATGCAGTATCTACTAATGATAGATCTATTGATTATGTTATATATCCAGGACTTGTAAATGAATTAATGACAGGGTGGATGAGTATTGCAGCGCCTATGAGTCGTATATCAATTGGGTTCTTAGAAGATATTGGATATGGTGTTAATTATAATAATGCTGATTATTATGATCCTCTTAAGACTAATATAATATTTCCATTAGATGAAGAACCAAAATGGGATTTGCCAGACGATATTGATTATAATTTGGATACATTTAAAACTTTAATCGGAGTACCTGATATGTATTCTACATCTGGTATTAAAATTCTTATTATAGATACTGGATTTGATAAAAATATATTAGCCGACAAAGGAATTACAGTAACTAACAATAATTATAAAAATTTTACTCAATTTAGCGCTGGGAATGATAATAGATTAGGTACAAATGTATTCTTAACTATTCATCAATTAGCACCGAATGCTTCTTATTATTTTGCTGAATCTGAATGGGTTCCAAGTGAAACTATTAATGAAGTTGATAACATGATTAATGCTATTAAATGGGGTAAAGAAAATAATGTTGATATTATTAATATTTCAGTAAATTACACGTTTACCTCTAATGAAATGATTAGTAAGAAAGAAGAATTAGATAATATTATTAAAAGTATGCCTAATACAATTATATTTGCAACCGGGTATAATAGTATAAATAATATAATTAATCTACCGGGTGATGTAAAAGACATGATAATTGTTGGTAATACAAATAGTTTTACTAGTACGATTAATAACTTTACACCTAAATTAGTTGTACCAACAATAATTATAGATAATTTCCGTGCAAATAATTCTTGTCCAATAGTAACAGGTATATGTGCCATATGTATATCATTAAGGAAGTATATAACAAAAACCCAACTTATAAATAGTATATATGAATCAGCATCGTTAAATAATAAGATACATGGCTTCTATGGATATGGTGTACCCCATGTTGAAAGATTTCTAGAACTAACAAAGAATATTAATTTAATTAATCATACTCTTGGTCTAAATAAAGGATGGAATCTAGTATCTTTTCCACTTGAACAAGTAAATCATACAAATGCAATTAATAGTCTTAAAAATAATAAACATGTTAATATTATCAAAAATACAAATTATACATACAATAGTAAATTACCAATTAATAATTTAAAAACATTAGAAGTTAATAGTGGTTATTGGATTAATTCAGAAGAAAATACTTTAATTGATTTAAATGGATATGAAATATATGAATATACTTTTAATTTAAGAGAAGGGTGGAACCTAATTTCATGTCCTTTCTATCAAAATATTTACATTGTTAATTTAATTACATCAGATATATTAGAAATTAAATATAATAATGAAATATATAATTCAAAGATACCGCATTTATCAACGTTAAGTTATTTGAAACAATTTAATGGCTACTATATTAAATGTGTCCGTGATACTATATGGTCATTAAAATTATAACATATTATAACATATTATAACATATTAAAATTATAATATATTATACATTTGAAGATTTAAAACACCGTTTTCACAGAGTAAAAACAAATACAAAGATGATATACGGTTGGTATAGAGACCGAGTTATCTTAGTATAACAAGTAATCAAAATATACACAATGTCATTACGAAGTTAGATAAGAAACCTAAACTGTGAATATATTTATTCCATTTTAAATCTTCAAAGGTGTATAAGTAAATCTTCAAAATATAAATATAAAGAGATGTATAATAAGATATATATATAATGTCAATTACACGACTTTCTAATATTGATCAATTTAGATATATATGTGGAAATGTATCTCCAGATATAAATATTAAAATAAGAGCATGTGATTTTAGTGTTAATACAAAAAGTGCTTTTCTACAATGTGATGGATATACTAAAATATATACACAATGGTATATGTCACATAGTGCTTATACAATTAAACAAGGTGGTGGTAATGATACAGCAATTTATCATGAAGTTGATGAACAAAATAATGCAGTCTATAAAGAACCTGTTATTTGTTATACAATGCCAAATATTAATAATATAGACGAGTTATTTGAAAAAAAATATGAAATTGTAAAGATTGTTGGAAAAGTGCAAAATAGCATTTGCAAGATACATTTATTTTGTGATGAAAATCAAGTTGAAGAACTATTGGCAAAAATAACTAATGATATTGATATGACTGAATTAACCTATACGCAAAAGGCACAAAGGATATGTAAGACTTTTATTGGATTGCCTATTGGTTATGTAATAGGAACAGCACTACAACTGATTAGTTGTTCTGTTTTATGCATTTCTGGAAATTGGAGTTCAAATTATTATCAAGGTGTTGAGTTATTAAGTTATCGAACAGGATTAAATATGAATAAACGTCTAATTGTACTAACCAAACATATATGGAAAAATAATAAAATATGTTGTGATAAACTATTATATTCACATAATACATCTGACATTAACGATCATGAATTATATAATAATTATGATAATCATAAATTATTATTAAAAAAGGTAGAAGATATGGAATTACTTACTCGTTTTGATAAACATGCAATTATCAATAATCAAAACGTTAAAGATATTCAACAAGAACTTTTAAATAATATATATCCAGAAGATGAACAATTACGTAACAATGAATTAAAACGTATTCAAGATATAAAATTTGTATTACGTCCAGATGATATTGAAAAATATGTTGTAACAAACCAATCTAATACAACATATGAAAATAATCAAGAAGAGAAAGAGCAAGAAGAGCAATATAAAGAGCAATAATTTTTAGAAAGGTTGTTTCTCAATCTGTATAGAAGATAATAAGGACCATTGTATTTCAAACCAGAAAAAATTGGCGTTATACCTCGTAAGAGTGATAATGCGCCATTACAATATTGTTGATTTATTTTTTGCCGTTAAAACCGGCGTTTTAAATATTCAAGGGTGTAAAACAACTTAAGAATTAAATTACATTTCTGTTATATGGAAGCTACTTTAAATCCAGAGTGTATTAACGATATTAAATTTGAAAATACTTCAAATTTTGAAATTATTATTATTGGTCCAAATGATATTGAATCATTTGATTATAATAATCCAGGATATACTACAACCCTTGTTAATGGAGACTTTAATAAAGTTGAACAGACATCACCTGATAGTTTTATTGAAACAGTTAGTAATAATTTAGACATTAATAAATATGAAACCGATGATAGAAATGCAGTTACACAAGTTTTTTACGATAAACCTGAATATTTTTACGAAATGATGTTTTTAGATATTAGAACAACCAAATTTAGAACCAAAGAAAATGAAAATCAATTTGCGACTATGTTAAATCTAGAGAATGAAAAAATATATGGAAATGTTATTATTTTAAAAACATATATCCCAAATGATAAAGATAAAAGTATGACTTTTTCAGATATATCAAAGGATGATCTATTTGAAATTATTGATTCAAGAGTAAATACAAAAGTTGTAATCTTTGAAGATGGAGAATTTAGAGAAGATACAGTAAGAGGTGATATGGATATTTTCTGTAAGAATTTATTTGAAGAAGACTACTTCCAAAAGAAAGATTTAATGTTTCTGAATCATAATCTTAATATTTGGTATATGAAGAATGAATATGGAACCATTCTTTCTGAAAAACTTATTTCTGACAAAATTGAATATGCCGTATTCTTTAGTATGAAATCAGATGAATATAGAGGAAATATTACATTAGACGAAGTTAAAAAGATTGTCGAATTATCAAAAAGTTTAGAAAACTTTGGATTAAAACAAGAATGGGTAAGCGAAGAGAAAGATCACTTGAATAGAAATATTATAAAAAACAAGTATAAGGTATTAGATTATGCTTGGAAAGAACATTTAGAAAAGCAATAAATATATTTAAATTTTTTCTAACCATTTTATAATGAATAATCATAATTATGAAATGGCTACTCCTATAACCTCTTTACAATCTCATAATAATCCAAACGTAAATAATTTGGTTAGAAATGTTGAAAATAATATAGAAAATTTGAGCAATACACAATCTGTCAAAGAATCAATGAATGCTAATATTAATTATCAACCATTTGTTCATCAGGACGATAAAATACAACAACATTTACAACAACCTAATCAACAAACTAATCAACAAACTAATCAACAATATAATCAACAACATAATCAACAACATAATCAACAACATAATCAACAACAATATCAATCATATCAATCACAAACACAACCACAGCATGCAGAATATAATCCTATACTTCCAAGTAATATAGTTCAGAAAGAGCCGTCTTTACAAAAAGAAGCATCTCGTGTAGTTTTAAAAAAATCATGGCGCAACCGTTTGTTAGTAAATTCAAAAGAGTATTTAATAATTATTTTATTATTTTCATTATTAGCTCATAAAAAAATAAATAAATTATTAATGGTTACAATACCATTTATAGATACATATGAATCGCCAATGCCATCTTTAATATTAAGAGGAATTATTCTAGCAATACTTATGTTTATAATTAAATATTTTGTATAATTATACTTCAGTTGATTTTTCTATCCATTTACTAAATTTATCTAATCTATTTGTTGTAGATTTAGTATATGTAAAATACCATACCTTTTTTTGAGAATTCCAACGTCCTCCTAATTTCTTAATATCGTCTTTATCTGCATAGCTAGATTTTAAGTATATTGTATTTTCTTTATCACCAATTACTTCAAAGAAATTATCAATTATACATTCACAATTCTTAAACTTTACAATATCAATCATATCTGTTGTATTATTGTTAATAATCATTACTTCATGATGGTTGAAACATTTTTTACATATTTCTTGTTTTTCTTTTAAAATATTATTACAAATTATATAACTTTTATCATTTTCTTCAAATCTATTTGTTTTATTTATGAATTTATATATATTATTATCTAATAATTTTGCTTCACATATATCACATTTTTTACAAATCTTGGTTAAATCATCAAAAACATCTTCAGTGAATTTAATAATTTGATTTTCAAATGTATATTCGGTTTCAATCATCTTCATGTAACACTTATATGTGTTTTTACAATCATCCATTGCATTATGGTGGTTTTCCATTTCGTCATCAAATAAATATTTGTAAATATTATCTAATGATGATTTTTCTTCAGGTACTTTTAATCTAAAAGCATACATTGTATCATATATTTGTATTTTTTGTATTTTTTCTCTAATTTTTCCATACCACATTGATGTACCAATTGCTTCTTTTCGAATTATTTGAATGTCAGCTGATAGAATATTCTGTCCTATAATTAAGTCTATGTCAGTTAAATCATTATTAAAGGTATTGATTGCTGTTTCGATACTTTCACCGTTTTCTTGAAGAAACTTATTTGTTAATTTATGATATTTAAATGCTTCCGCATTCTCATTTACTTTAAAAATTTCATTTGAATACTTGATGTATTTTACTACTTCTTTTATAACTTTATTATTCTCGTAAATAATATATGCGAGTGCAAGTAACCTTTTAGGCATTGTATCATATTCAGTATCAACTATCATAATTCTATTGGTTTTTGTATGTTTTCCCATTATTAATGTATATATTAAAATGTAATTCTTAATAAATCAATATTTATTACATAAAAATTGCCCGGAATGAATAGATAGTTTATTTTTGCTTGACAAATAGCCAAAAACATAGTTAGCTTATTCTAAATAAAAATTGATTAATAATACCTATTTACCATAATCTTATAATAGTAATGATTGTTTCTATTGAAGGAAATATTGGATCCGGTAAATCAACAGTACTCGAAATTCTACGAGAATATTTTAAAGATAATAAAAAAGTGTTCTTTGTAGATGAACCTGTATCAGAATGGAATAATATTAAAGACGGGGATAAAACTATATTAGAACTATTCTATGAAAATAAAGAAAAATATTCATTTTCATTTCAAATATTAGCATACATCACTAGATTACGCAAATTACTAGAAGCTATAGATGATAAATCAAATGAAATTATTATTTGTGAGAGGTCTATTTATACTGATAAATTTGTCTTTGCTAAAATGTTATATCAACAAGGTTATATAAATGAAATCGAGTGGCAAAGTTATAACTATTGGTTTGATACATTCAAAGAAAAGACAAATGTAGATTCTATTATATATATAAATACTGAACCATCAATTTGTTTTGACCGTATTAAAAAAAGAAATAGAAATGGCGAATCGAGTATTCCCATAGAGTATTTAAACCATTGTCATCTACTTCATCAAGACTGGTTACATGAAAATAAAAAAGATAATATAATTCATTTTGATGGTAATATTGAGTTAGGTAAAGATAATCAACCTGAATATATAAATCAATTAAATGTGTTTATGAATTCACAATGTTAAATCTTTTGATCTGAATTGTGTCTGATAATTTATTTATAAAATAATATACTTTAAATTCTTTATAAAAGTTAATCTATAATTAGTTGAATAATATAATATAAATTCTTTATAAAATTTAATCTAAGTTTACTTAATGAATATTGGATCAATTAATAAAGATACTTTAATTAATATTGGTATTGTACTTGTAATTCTATTTCTTTGTTTTAATGATAAATTTGAACACTTTGGTAGCTATAAAGCTTCATGTGATTACTTGCCACAAGCTGTTAAATATGCTTTAGAACAACGAAAAATGAATCAAGTAGGAGATGACTCTTGGGATTATTATCTTCCATGTGGGTACACCCGATGTGAATCGAATATTAAAGCATTTAATAATTTAAAGACAGGTAAAAAAATATTTATGATTGATGGGTGCGATTGGATTGCATCTAAATCCGGATTATGGAGTCTACTAAGAGAAGAATGGGGTAGCTATGCTCATACTATTATGCCCGAAACATTTATTCTATCTAGTAACGAAGAGAAAAATAGATTTAAGAAATTTTATGCAAAGAAAAAATCAGAAAACAAAGGAAGTAAATTTATTCTTAAAAATTATAAACAAAGACAAGAAGGTTTAAAACTATCAAATGATTTAAATGTTATTTTAAATTCAGTAGGCGATGGCTTTAATATTGTTCAAGACTTTTTAGAAAATCCTTATATAATATCTGGCAGAAAGATAAATATTAGATATTACTTACTTGTAGTATGTCATAAAGGTAATATTAAAGCATGGATATATAGAGATGGTTTTATGTACTATACACCAAAATTATTTGAAAAAAATAGTATGGATTTTAAGAAAACAATTACTACCGGTTACATTGATAGAAAAGTATATGATGAAAATCCTCTTACACTTAAAGATTTTAGAAACCATCTAGGCGTGGTTAAAGCTAATAAATTTGATAAAGAAGTTAGAACGAAAATGAAAGCAACCATGATAGCATTGTCAAAAAAAATATGTTCAAATAATAAACTAGATAAACATTTGAGATTCCAAATATTTGGTGCTGATATAGCACCAGATGAAAATTTAAATTGTACTTTAATGGAAATCAATAAAGGACCTGATATTGGATTTAAAGATAAGCGGGACGGCGATGTTAAGAAAAAGATGGTAAAAGATGCATTTACAGTTATAGATCCTATAAAAGGAGATACAAAACACGAATTCGAAAGAATTTTCTAATTGAAAATATATTCTAAATAAAATAAAATCTAAGATTATTTTATATGGAACAAAAAAAATTAGATAAATATGGAAATGATAATGAACAAGAATCACTTGCAGACATTCATTTATTCTTTCCTTTGTCAGATTTACTATTAGAACCATTACATTGTATGGGCTTAAAACCAAATGATGTAACATTACTTTCTACTATATTTACAATAATTGGTATATATTGTTTTTATAAAAATAATATGACTTATTGTTATATATTTTACCTGTTAGGATATTTGATGGATACAGTTGATGGTAGAATGGCACGAAAATATAATCAAGGGTCTACATTAGGAATGATATTAGATTCAGTTTCAGATAATGTAACTAATCTACCTTTAATGTTAATTGTAATTAATAAAGTAATTAATTCATATAACACACCATCATATAATTCAAAGTTAACATTATTAGCAATAATTTTTATTGTTACATTTATTTTTGGAGCTGTTTTTGGAATGAATGAGGCAATACAGTCTTATGAAAAAAATAAGGATGATAATTTTTATAAAGAAAAAGTCAAAATCCTTACAGAAGAAAAGTATGATAATACATGTATAGGTAAAATTTTCTTGTTAATTTATAAAATGTCATACGAATCTTATAGAAAATTATTTCCTCATAAAATAAATCACGCAAATGCGAAAAATAATCTTATTGAAATCAAAAAGAAATTATTAAATTTAAAAGAATTTGGTCCAGGTAACTATATATTATTCTTAACTTATATGATGTATATGTTTTCAAATTAAACATGTTGAAGTGTTTTACCAGTTGAACCAAATCCACCTTCGCCACGTGATGTTTCTGTCAATGTTGATACAATCATAATTTTAATAGGTGATAGATCAGGTGCGCAAATTTGGAATAATCTATCACCTGAAGTTATGTTATAGGTATCATCAATTGAAAAATTTCTTACTTTTGCCATAATATTACCTCTATAATCCTTGTCAATAATACCAATACTATTAGCCATACCTAATGGTGTTTTTGAAATACTCGATCTGGGATATAGATAATAAGGATAATATTTAGAATCATCTAATTCACCTTTTTCGCCGAAGGTGGCTGTAGTGATTATATTAATCATTTGACATTTAATTTTAAAATCAATTGTTCCTACTTGTAGTGGTTTAACACTAATATCTTCGATTGCAACCAGATCTATACCACTATCAGAAGAATCTCTATTTTGAAGTTGATTATAATACTCTTTAACGATATTACTAACTGAATCATCAATCTTAATCTCTAAAATATACATTAATAATGATTATTTTAAATATTAGCAAATTATATCAATTTTTATATATCAAAGAGTTTCTGCGAAACTCTTTGATATATAAAAATTGATTAATATTATTTATCTAATAATAAATAATTGATATGTTAGCTACACCAACTATCGCATGTATTATAATTATTTGTTGGGTACTCAAGTATATTACTAACCCTATATATAATTATATAAAGTATTATCAAAAAAAAAATGATTCAAATAATGATACAAATAATGATTCAAATAATGTTACAAATGACAATATATATATTCTTAAGAAAAATACAAACTCTTGTTCTGATATGTCAATATTGCATAATCCTGTAAACATTGATAAACACGAATATAGTTCCATTATGCCTATTCAGAAGATAAGTAATGAGTGTTTTCGATGTAGTCAAAAATTATATAATTATAGAAATAAAGTTGACTATTTTGCATATGATAGACAACTATGTGAAGTATGTTGGCATAAAGCAACTCGTAGTATTAATAGTCAGATTTAATGCGATTAATATTCAGTCTTGATGCGATTAATATTCAGTCTTGATGCGATTAATAATATCTGTTGTAGAAGTCTTGTCATAATAGTCTATTTTTTTAAATTTATTTTCATTTATCAGATATTCAAAGAAATCTTTTTGTTTTTCCCAATCTTCATTATTACTAAAACCATGAACTACTAAATCAATATTATTTAATTCTATAAATTCTTTCGTAACAGATAATGGTACATTTGTTAGTACTTCATCAACTATATTTACACTTCTTAATAATTCAGCTCTATCATCTTCATTTATGATAGGCATTCTTTTATAATTATTTGCATCTTGGTCAGATATTACACCCACCATAAGATATACATTATCACAAATATTTTTTGCTTGCTTTAATGATTCAATATGACCTCTGTGAAATAAATCAAATATTCCATCGATATATACTCTTTTCATTATATTTATATATTTTTTATATTAGATAATTAACCGAACAAATATTTTAATTATATTGATACGCAAATAAGAGTCATAAAACTTTTTGACTTATCTAATACCTTCTTATAATCCGAAATTTGTTACATTTGCAAAGGAAAAATTGAATTATTAACAATAAATGACATCATAATAAATTAATATGTCCGTTTTTACAAATTTAGCTGATATAAGTACATTAGTACAACCCCCCGTACCCACCATAGTACAAACAACCGTACCCGAACAGGTAGTATTATCCTGTTCAAGTAGATGTACTACATCTATTAATTTGCCAAGTCAATCTAACCAAGATAGAGGCAATCAACTTACTATTCTAACCGAGCTCGGATTAGTCACATTTACAGTGATTGCCGATGGACATGGAATTGGTGGTGAAAAATTCGCAGATAGTTGTATAGAAGTATTCAATACAATCGTACCAGAATGTGATTGGAATGAAGATGATATTACATGTGCATTAAAACATTTAGTTAGTAAGTGTGAAGAATCCGTACTTTCGAGGTTGTGTTATTCTTTAGGTGGTTCAACACTGTCTATTTTAGTTGATAGAGAAAACCGAGATATGTGGACTGCTAATCTTGGTGATTCAGATATAGTTTTATTTGATCCTACAAAAGGAATATTTGAAGTTCTAGTAACAGACCATGGTCCATTAAACATCGACGAGTTTAAACGAATTATGGAAATAAAATCGAGAACTGTATTCGAGTATGATAGACGCATTAAAACAGGACCCCTTATTCATATCTATCAATCGGTAGATGGCACATGGACTCAACCAGTTAGAGTTTCTACGAATGTATATGCAAAAAATGTAGAAGGAGAAATTGGAGCATACATTGGAAATGGTTTTAATCACAAATTAGCAATGACAAGATCAATTGGTGATTTTATTCATAAACAGAATTATGGCGTAACTGCGGAACCATCAATAAAACAGCATCCACCACTCAGTGAAAAACAAGTTATTGTATGTGCTTCAGATGGTCTTTGGGATAGTTGGAAATATACAGAGTTGTTAGAATATCTTTCACGCGATGATTATTCTGATATATCTGTTAAACACCACGAAGTTTCACGAGGATTATTTGGAAGTTCTGTTGATGATACCATCGCATACATTATCCAACACAAACCTTAATTTATACAATATCCGTTTATTCACATTTTTAATAGATGAAGACTAAATACGTTATAAATAAAAATTGATTCATTTCTATGATAATATATTAGAAATAACATATTAATATGTTATTTCTAAAATATCCAAACATAGATATAGATTTTAATAAAAAAAAAATAGCTGGATTTGATCTAGATTATACACTAATTAAACCAAAATCTGGCAAAAAGTTCCCAGTAGATTCAAATGATTGGATGTGGTTATTTCCAGAAGTTAAAGATACCCTAATTAAAATAGCAAAAAATGATACACATATCATAACTATATTTACAAATCAATTAGGACTAGCAACAGGTAAGACTACCATTGATGAATTAAAAGAAAAATACAAGCAAATACAAGAGTCTCTTAATATTCAATTAGTTTTTTTAGTATCAGATAAAGATGATATATTTAGAAAACCCCGTGTTGGTCTGTGGGAGTTCCTTAAGGATAAAGGGGTAGAAATGAATCTATCATATTATGTAGGTGATGCGGCAGGTAGGATAAAAGATAACTCTTATAAAAAGGACCATAGCGATAGTGATAGAAAATTTGCTTTTAATATAGGAATTAACTTTTATAGTCCTGAAGTATTTTTCCTTTCTAATATGGATAAAGAAAAAGAAAGAGAATGGCAATATCAAGGTTATTTATTAGATTATGATAATAAACAAAAACTAAAATATGAAAAAATAAAACAAACACTTAAATTAAATACAGATAAACAAAATATAATATTAATTACTGGATTACCAGGTTCAGGGAAGACTTACTTGTCAAAAAAATTAGAAGATAAATATAACTATGAATATTTAAGTAAAGATAAATATAATGGTATATCATCTAAATTATTAATAAAAAAGTTAGAAAAAATTATAAGTGATAAAAAAAGTGTAATAATAGAAGGATTAATGTATACAAATGAACAACGTGAACAATATTTAGATATCGCAAAAGATTATAATAAATATATAATAGTAGTGAAGACAGATATGGATTTAGCATACCATTTGAATACTTTTAGATTTCTAAATAATAATGGAAAACTTATTCCAAAAGTTGTATATCATACTTATAATAAATATTTTGAAGAACCAAATATTGCCAATTATGATAAAACATTTGAATATCATCCCAAGGTAAACAAAGAAATAAACAAGTACTTTTTGTTTTAAATAATTAAAATTATATATATTAATGAATAGATTCTTAATAAGAGAAATTTATAACTATTCTAATAAAATAGAAAAACAAATAAAACTGAAAACATTACTCAATTATAATTTTAATAATTTTAAAGTAAATAATTCATTTAAAATTGGCTTCAAAGAAGAGTTACTGACTCGATTAGCTAAAAGAACGACTGAATTAGAAACATTACCTTATGGATTATCTGCTATGCCATCTATAAATGTATTATCAAGCTGGTATATTAAATCATTTGAAGAATTATATCAGTTTGAGGACTATACTAATGATAAACAAATGAATCAAGTATTACAAAATATATATACTAGACATGCAGATACTACGGAAAAAATAACTGAGGGATTTAAAGAATTAAATGTAAATCTATCTGATAGATATAATGAAGATGTTTTTGAATATTTAAAAAAACATGGGCATTTACCATGTGGTAGTTTTGATAAATTAAACAATGCGTTAGACAAATTTTATACTAATAGGATGAGTGTTAGACTTTTAATTGATCAATATTTGCATTATGAATATACCGACACAAATTACGTTGGAATTATAAATAAAAAAACATCACCAATTGAAGTAATTCAAGATGCAATAAATGATGCAACACGTATTTGTCAAATGACTTATGGGCATTCACCCGAAGTAATAATAGAAAAAATTACTAATCCAGAAATTTGCTATATACCATCTTATCTTTACTATGTAATGTTCGAAATAATTAAAAATGGATTAAGGGCAAGTGTTGAAAATAATCAAGATACATTAAATATTGTTATTTCTGGAACTGAAGATGTAATTATTAAGATATCAGATAATGGAAAAGGTATACCTTATGCAGATTTAGATAAAGTATGGTATTATTCATATACAACAGACAAGAATAATTATTATAATAATTCTCTTCGCATTGCGAATGGAAACCAACAGTCTGTGTGTCCAATGTCTGGGTTTGGATTAGGACTATCTGTAAGTCGTTCTATAATAAACTTTCTAGGTGGGGACATAAGATTAATGTCAATGGAAGATTATGGAACAGATGTTTATATATCAATTCCAAGAGAAGAATAAATCATAAAATTTCGTAGGTAATGGTAAAAAGCATTTGAATGATAACCAGACACTCAGAAGCTTATATTAGAAAATTGGAAAGTGTAACTATAATTTCACAAAGTGAAAAATTCGTTCTTTTATATTGTCATTACCTATTACCATTACTTCGTAAAAGGTAATGGTAATAAGCAATTGAATATTTTTAACAGTATTTTTGCTTTGCAAATAAATCGAGGTTGCTAAGCAAACTCGATTTAGACACTCAGAAGCTTATATATAAAAATTGATATAGTTACATCCTAGCCTATTTCCCTTTTAATTAATGTCTACTACAAAAAAGGTAAATGCTATATCAGATGAATATTCTGAACTAAGAGATCAGTTCATTAGTAATTGTCAGAAATCACTTGAGAATTTAACAGAACTCAATAATATATTTGTGACAGTCTTTAATAATACGAACTCAACTGATGATATTACGTATATTAAAGAAGAATGGATTAAAAGTTCAAATAAGATTGATATGCTTAAAGATAGTATTCAGACTCTTCAAACTGAAAAGAATACTATTATTAAAAAGATCGAAATTATTATTAATAAGAAAACAAAAACTACAGCAAGTGATGCAAAAAACATAACTGCTTGTCAAGAAGAATGGTGTCAAGTATCATCTAAAATGACTATACTTAATGAACAGCTAGAAACTTACAATAAAGATCGTGCATCTATTATTAAGAAAGCTGAAACATATTTTTCCAAGTTAGATTCAACCAAAACTAAGAAGTCAAATAAGAAGACAACTAATAAAGATGTTGATGTAGATGAAGAAATCACTATTACATCTAAGAAAGGTTCAACTAAGAAAGCGGTTGTTGATAAAGAAGAATCTGTTGAGATGGAAGAAGTTGATAAGAAAAAAGTAGCTACTAAAAAGAATGCTACTTCGAAAAAGGTTACTGCTGTAGATAAAAAGGTTACTGCTGCAGATAAAAAGGTTACAGCTGCAGATAAGAAGGTTACTGCTGCAGATAAGAAGATTGCGGCTGCAGAGAAGAAGATTGCGGCTGCAGATAAAAAACTTGCGACTGCTGCTTCTAAGAAGGCAAAAGATGTAGTAGTACCAACTAAAGTTGAAAAAGAGGCCAAGGTTACTAAAGCAAAAACTGTTTCTGAAATGATCCAAAATAAACTTCAATTAGATTCTGACTCGGATAGCAATACAGATTCTGATTCTGAGTCAGATACCGATTCTAATATTTCTTCTGTAGATTCTGGAAGTGATTCTGACAGTGATTCTGATTCATCTGATGACGAAAATGACAAAGAATAGGTTGTGCAAATATTACTTTATATTCATAATTTAAATTAATTTATTTTAGTCAGATTAAATCTAATTGTTTCATTTTCATAGTTAAATGTATAAGAATCAGCATTAATAGATTCAACACGAACTTTCGAGTTTATAGTTGTTTCAAAATACTCTTTCCATTCATTTAAATATTTATTAATTGTATAAGACTCTGTATCAATAACTACGTCTAATTTATCCCATATGTTATAATTTAATTTCTTACGAATATCTTGGATCTCTCTTTTCAAAAGAGATAGTTTCATTTTAGATAATAGATCTTGATCGAATGTAGTATCTAGTAGAATTAGATATATTCCAGACTGAATTGTATAAAAATGTTCTTTTTCAATTATATTAGTTGATAACTTGAAGAAATCAGACGTAATTAAAATATCATTATAATATACTTTATTATTAACTAATTCTTCCATAGTAGAAGTATTAATTAATTTAATAACATTTGAACCTTCCTTTTTAAACATTTTACCAATTGTTCCTTTATTTGGTTCAATTGTACATTCACTCGTTTCAAAAAAATAGTTCAAGTTCTCAACATTACATTGTTCTTTAATATATTTATCAAAATAGGGATCAATATTATTTTTATAAATTTTTGGTAAATAGACTTGCATATTTCTTATTGGTGAATTAGATGGTCTATCAGATGTATGTAATTTAATCTTCATATCATGTCTTGCCATTCTTACAATCTCTATAATAGAAGTTACATTGTTCATTGAATCAATAATTTTTGAATCATATGTTACCGAATTGTTTGTTACTAACAAATGAATACTATTATATTCAATTATATCATCTGTACTTGTGTGATTTACAATCCATCTTAAATACTGATATAAGAAATCTGTATTAAATGGTATAATTGGTGACAATATAATATTTACTTGATTTAAAATTCGATATAATGTATTAATTGAATTAATTGTATCAATAGTATCGCAATTATCCTTCAATCTATCTCTCGAAAATTTAATCCAGATATTTGTCAAGTTGTCAATATAATTAAAAATATTAACAGGTATTTTATATAACTCTAATTTTTCAATCGAATTATTAATATCCAATTGTAATTTATTAGTTAGATTAAACAACCAAATATCTAATTTATCTGTTGAATTATAATATTGATCAGTAAGATTATATAATTCAATACAACTATCTGTTCTACGAATATTTTCAATTGACTCATAAAGCATCTTATGTGCATGAAAATAAGGTAATACTTTACGTGTAAACATGGCTAATTCATTATCATTAAACTTAAACTCTTGAGCCTGAGTAGCAGGTGACGATAATAAATATAATCTTAATACATCCGCACCATACTTTTTTAAAATATCATCAGGTGGTGTGTAGTTATTTAAACGTTTTGACATTTTTGTTCCATCTGATGCTAGAATTAATCCAGATACAATAACTTTTTTAAATGCAGGTTCATTATATAATGCGGTTGATAAAACATTTAGTGTATAAAACCACCCACGTGTTTGGTCTAACGATTCCGCAATAAAATCAACCGGATATTTTGCTTGTTCGCATTGTTTTCCTTCTTTAGCAATACCGGCTAGTCCAGATTCATACCAACAATCAAATACGGCATCAATTCTTTTAAATTCTTTACCATCCTTTATAATAATAATATCATCAATATACTCACGGTGTAAATTAGTAATTACCTTATCGGTATATTGCTGCAAGTCTTCAATTGATGTAATACATATATACTCATCATCATATGATTTCCAAATAGGGATTGGTGTACCCCAGAATCTATTTCTAGATAGACACCAATCAGGTGCACCTTCTAGCCAATTATTAAATCGAGAAGTGCCTACAGACTCTGGAAACCATTGGATTTTGGAATTATTAGCAATCAAATCTTGTTTAATATCTTGTACATTTAAAAACCAACAATCTTGAGCTAGATAAATAAGAGGTGTATCCGTTCGCCAGCAATAAGGATACTTGTGTACCGTAGACTCTTTTTTGAAATACATTTTATTATTTTTCAAGTATCTAATTATCAAGTCTGATAGATCTAAAATTAGTCGATTTTTAATTGGTTCATCATTAATATAAATATCAATACTGGGTTTAATCTTTGCTTCACTATCAATAAAATCAGGTAGATTAGTAGCTTTTGAGTTAATAATATTATTTGTCATACATATTCTGAAATCATCAGCACCAAATAATGGTGCAATATGTACAATTCCTGTACCTGAATCACTTGTAACATACTCATCAACAAGTGTAATAAATTGTTCTTGATTAAATAGATTAAATGGTGGAACATATCTAATATTACCTAACTCTTTACCGGTAACCGTTTTTAATATAGGTTCATTCTTTTTAAAAATAGATGAATATAAATCTTTAGCAATCCAATAATTTTCATCAGACTCTACCAAAATATATTCAATCATTGGATTTAAACACAATGCTTGATTAGATAAGAGAGACCATGGAGTAGTTGTCCAAACTAAGAAGTATTCGTTATGTTTATTTTCTATTTTAAATTTTAAATATACTGATGTATGACTAACCGTTTTATAATTTTGGTTTGCTTCAAAATTACTTAGTGCGGTTTGGCAACCATAACTATAAGGCATTACTTTTTTACCTCTATAAATTAGTCCTTTATCAAATAATTTTCGAAAACTAATCCATAATGCATTCATATAATTAATATCTGACGTGTAATATGTTTTATCTGATTCAAACTGGCGACCCAATCTTGATAATACTGATTCAAATCTATCAGAAGACCTATCCTGAATTTCTTGACATTTTTGATTAAAAATTCTAATTTCATCAATATTTGCATCCGAGCACATTTTTTTACCAATTTCATTTTCAGCTGCTTGTTCCATTGGTAAACCATGACAATCAAATCCAATCTGATAAGATACTTTCTTCCCAAGATTAGAATTATGTCTAGCTAATACATCTTTAATAGTTGAAACTAGAAGATGACCATGATGAGGATTTCCGTTTACAAAAGGAGGTCCATCTAAAAAGTTCCATTCTTCCGAATCTTTTCGTAATTCTTTAAGTTGTTGTACTAAATTAGTTTTAGTCCATTGTTGAAGTATTTTTTCTTCATTGTTAGATAAACTAAAAATATTATTTGCACTTATGTTATTTTCTGAGTCTGTATTGAAATTCATTAATAGATTTAATTAATACAAATATAAATCTATTAATCAATTTTTATATTTTTATATTTTTGTATTTTTTCTTTTTTGCTTTGCAAATAAACCGAGTTTGAAATTAGAAAGTGTAACAAAAAAATTGATATTTGCATGCATTCTCTATAATATTACTTTATAATGCAATCTATTAATGAAACTAACTTTGAAAATAATACTGATATTAAACAATTTATGGCAAGTTCAAACCCTACAGTTGACATGATTGTTAAAGCTTATATCGCAAGAGATACTGTAATGAACATATCATTTGATAAACAAAAGAATTTGAAGAAACTTGGATATACTACTAATGCAATTACAGCTCATATTCAATATAAATTTAAAATGAATATGAGTCATATTATTGACAAATTTCTATTAAACACATTAGACAACTCAGAATATAATCTTACAACAGAATATGATAAAATGGTTAATTCTGATGAAATTGTTAGATACATCGAAAGTCACGAAACTAGATTTTCCGAGCTAAATTCTATTGATAATTATATCGAATTCTATCAAAAGTTAACACATGAAGAACTTTCGTGTTTGGGATGGTAACTATTTTTAGTCTTAGAAATCATACTTTTATTTTGCGTAGTATTGGGATATTTGCAAAGCAAAAAGATCGATAAATTTCGTAGAAATCACGTAGTTAAATGATATGTTTATTTTGCAAAACAATGGAATGTGATTATCTACATTCCATTGCTTTGCAAAATAATCGAATAAGTTACTGTCATTGCGTTTTACGCAGTAATAGCAAAAGACATAATAAAACTTTCATTGCGAAGCATATAGTAATGGTAATAAGCAATTTCGATTCGTCAAACCTATTTTTAATAGTACAATTATTTTATATAACTAAAACAGACAATGCGATTAATTTAGTCACTCAATATAATCTATAAAAAAGATGATTTTAATAATTCCAGATGTATATATATTAGAATATATTATGAAAGACAAATACCATAGAAGATTGAAGAAAGTTCTCGAAGAAAAATGGGGCTTTCCTGAATTGAAACCAAAACAAATGGAAATTATCGAAGCAATTGTTGATAAAAAACGAGATGTTATAGGTTTACTTCCAACTGGTTATGGTAAATCGATGACATTTTTAATACCACCACTTATTACTAGAAAAGTATGTATTATAATTTCACCACTTATTTCATTAATGGAAGATCAAAAAGAAAAACTAATAGAACGAGATATACCGGTCGCAGCATTACATGGAAACAACTTTAATAAAGATAAAGAAATATTTCAAATTATAGACGGCGAAATACATATTGTTTATATGAGTCCAGAATTTTTAATTCATGGTGATGGTTTAGAGTTGGCAACTACTTTACATAATGATAAAATGTTAGGTTTATTTGCAATTGATGAAGCACATTGTACAAGTGTATGGGGCCATGATTTTAGAAATGATTATTTGCAAATGGGAATATTCCGCGAAAATTTTCCGAAAGTTCCTATTTTAGCAGTAACTGCAACTGCAACATTTCCAGTAGTTGAAGATATCGTTGAATATTTATCATTAAAAGAACCATTGTTAGTTAGAGGTGATTTTGATAGACCAAATTTATTTTTGAAATTTGAAAATTCAGATGGAATAGATGTTAAAGTTGTAGAATCATATATAGAAAAATATATTACTTCTCAGCCGAAAGAATCTGAAGATAGAATTATTATTTATACTTGTAGTAGGAAAGATACAGTTGAATTAAGTGATGAAATTAACAAGAAATGGAAAAAAATATCATTAGCATATCATGCTGGTTTATCAAAAAAGATGAGATCAATGATACAAACTAAGTTTAGTACTGGTGAAGTTAAGATTATTGTTAGTACAATTGCCTTTGGTATGGGTATTGATCAAACAGTTAGATGTGTTATGATATTTGGAGCACCAAGTTCTATAGAAGAATATTATCAACAGATTGGTAGAGCTGGAAGAGATTATAAACCAGCAGAAACAATATTATTTTTTCAATATAAGAGAATCAAGATAGCTGAATCTGGATTATCAAAATATACAAATTTAAAGGTTAGACAAGCAAAAGCTGCTGCTTATCGTAGTATGTCTAAATTATTTTTCTTAAAAACATGTAGACGAAAATTTATTTTGGAATATTTTGGACAAATACCAAAGTTTTTCAATTGCCATAATTGTGATAATTGTTTGAAGTTTACGAAAGATGTAACAAAAAAGGTATATAAATATTTGATAGAAGACGATGATCTATACGAAACGTTCAAAGATAAGGATATAACTAAATTAAAATCGATGGATCTAATAACGGTTTACGATAAAAAGGTTAAGAATTCTTTAGATTTTATACATTGGAAAAAGATTATAGTTACAAATAAAATTAATATGGAAAATATGAAAGATAAATATAGAATTTATATATAAAAATTTCTCATTGAAGATATAAATGTTAACAATTAATTTAAAAGATGTTAATCTTGAAAACTATACTACAATCTTAAGTTTAATAAAAGGTTTAAATATGAGAACTATAAATGGTGCAGATATGAGATCCTTAACAAATGTATCTATTAAAATGATTCAAATGAAAAATTTTTGTAATATATTCCATGTAAAACATTTGACACCAAAAGGAAAATTTGAATTAACCAATATCTATTTAAAAGGTAAATATAATTTAATTAATTTAATTGATTTGCCAAAAGGTACATTTCAAATTACCGTTCATAAATCAGATGATACGATAGATAATTTATTATCTAGTGAAAAGAGAGAAAATATTGATTTGATATTTGATAAATTAAGTTCTAAATGTGAAGTATCTCGGGTTTTATTAATTAAAGATAAATCGGAAGATTTTCAAATTGATAATAGTGAATTAGATTATACTAAGAATAAAGTAGTATATTTAAAAGATATTAATGGAGTTGAACCAACCGCATATGCTACAATTGATTTAACATATGATCATAATAAATTATACTTAATTTGTGAGAACGTTAATGCGATTATTAATATTAATAATCAATCTGAACCACGTGTTGGTTATTATGATAAAAGTAAACAGAATCATACAGGTAATCCGGACGTGATTACACATAACCAATTTAATATACCCAACCGTCATACTCAACTAGATACATTTACTAATTCAAGTAATATAACATGTACAAGCGGTGGTGAAAAGTTAGTAATTGCATTAATTATATTTGCTATTTACAAGTTATTAACTAAAAGACAAATCATTAAGATTTTTGAGTAAATATAATATTATATAAATTAATACAATAATATGAAATTCTATTATATTAATTTAAATAAATCTAAAAAGAGAAATGAGAATATGATTGCATTCTTTAATAATCTATCTTTATATCTTGATGAAAATATAGATTATAATAGAATCGAAGGATTAGACGCGAACTCAGAAGATAATTTAGATAATTATATAAAAGATGGTAAATTTAAAGATATGTTATCTGCATATGTTAAAAATGCGAAAGTTACCATATATGGAACGTTAAAAATCCCCCAAAATAACACTATTTACACAAAAGAACTAAAGAAAGGTGAATTTGGATGTCTTTATTCACATATCAAAACTATTAGTGATTTTTATAATACTGAAGATAATGTTGGTCTAATTTGTGAAGATGATCTATCAACTAATTTTATTTATAATAAAGAATATTTTAAAGATAAGTTTAATAGTTTAGTAGATGATATAGATAAATATGGAATTATCTCTTTATCGTGTGTAGGTAGCATTAGAACAATTAAGTTCTGTCTGAATACAACTAAACAATTACATAAATTTGAACCATATTATTTTTATGGAACTGGGAGTTATATAATAAATAGAAAAACAGCAAAAGATATTTTAGATAATATATCTTATTTTGATGATAAATTATTGTTGAAAACGAATAATACTACAAGCTATGTTGCAGATAATTATATTTATTCATCAACTAATACACATTTCTTAATACCAAGTTTATTTTTTACTAATGAAGAGTTTGAAACAACAATAGATAGTAATACATCTAAACATAAACAAGTTCAAAAATTAATGCAAGAGTGTATTAATAAACCGAAGATTAGTTATAAGAATAATCGTTCACGTAAAAGATTATCAAATAATCAATTATTAGCTTTATATAAATGAAACTATATAATTAATATTATTTACTACAAATTCAAATGATTCTATAATGATATTATTTTTTTTATTTCCGTCAATATTATATACATTAAATTTATTAGAAGAACCATCAAAATAAAAGTTTCTATTGTCGATATTTGATATAGACATACCATTATATTTATAATATGCCTCTATTAAAGTCCATAGTTGTAATTTATTTATTTTATCTTCTGTCTTAAAATGAGATATATTTATGTCATTTAATTGATATATTCTATTTTTTGACATAATATCTATACCAACATCTGATTTAGCATTAAAAATAGCTATAACTATATCTTCATCGTGGGATATATTATATTTAACTATATCATCATCCGTGGGATATAATATATATGGTTTACATTCAGATTGCGAAAATAAATTATTTCTTTGTATTACTAAATCTTTGAATTCAATAGAAATATTTGTATATTTTTTAGTAATATATTTTTGTAATATTATCGATCCTAAATGTCTATATTTATCTTTTGGTAAAATATATTTGTTTAATCTAGTTATATCTTGAATATTACAAAAAAGAGTGACCAAATAATCAAAGTTATCTATAAATAAAGTATTTATTTCTAGATAAAGAATATTTTCACGAATGTACACAATATGTTTTGCAATAAAGTTTTCGATATTCATTATTAAGTATTAAATAGTACTTTTTAAAATAAATAGTTTTAATATAAAGAAAAAAATCTCATTTTAAATAATGTTAGCCGATTCTACAAACGGTAAAAACTCGTGTGAAATACCTAAATTTTATTTTATTAATTTAGAAAGATCTAAAGATAGGTTAGAACACATGAATAAATTTTTTAAAAAAATTAAAAAGAAAACTGGAATGGTACCTCGATTTCAACGCGTAGATGCATTTGATGGTAAAAAAATGGAAGCAAATATTGATAATTTAAGTAATCTTAAATTAAAAGATATGTGGCATAAAAAAGAAAATAATAGATATGCAATTGGCCCAGAGTTTGGATGTACATATTCACATATCAAATCTATGAAAGTTTTTTTAGATGATAAAGAAAATACAGACGATGTTGCATTTATTTGCGAAGATGATCTTGAACTTTTTAAGATTGGAGAAGATTTTTTTAAAAAAATATTAAATCAAATTATTGTTGCGGCAAAAAAGCATGAATTAGTTGCTGTATCATGTGTTGGTAGCCCAACCCTAATTGGTCCAATGATTAATACTATTAAACAACCTGCTTTTGTTGATTATCACGATAATAGAGGCAAGTTATATGGAACTGGTTGTTATATTATAACTAGAGATTTAGCAAAAAATATTACTGACAAATATTGGCAAAATAATAAATTAATTATACCAGAAAATCATACTTCAATGGTAGCTGATCATTTTATTTATCCACAAGCACTAAAAACAATGTTTATGATTCCATCATTATTTGCGATTAAACCGGAAAATGATTCATATATACATTCTGAACATTTAAGTATGCATGATATGGTTCAGAAAATGATGTTTCAAATGTGGAGTAATTTTAATATTGCTACTAAATCTGAAGTAGCAATAATTTCAAATAATGAATGGGGTGAAGATTATTACATAAATAAAACAATAAAATATAATACTCCAACTATAGGTACCAAATTTAGTCCAGAAGATTATGTTAAATTTATTGAAAAATTCGAAGAGTATTTAAAGGTTAATATAGTTGAAGAATCAAATGTTACTTATCCAATTGGAAAGTTATCACTACCTGAAAGCAACGAAAGTATTTTGATACATTTTGTAGATGAAAAAACATGGGTTATGGCTGAAAGACATTGGATGGATAGAAAAACATTATTACCAAAAAATAAATCAGATATATTATTTAAAATATGTGATAGTAAATTCAATGGTTCATTAACTGATGATTTATTAAAAAGATTCTATAAAAGTGGTATTTCAAAGAAGGTAGTATTTCTATCAGAATATTGTGAGTTTAGAGAGAAATATATAAATAAAAAATATGATGCTAAAAATATTCCATTAAAATATTGCGATTCAAAAAATAAGTCGTGCCCATCCGGTAAAGAATTATTTAAATTATGTGGGATAAATTAAATTTATTTAATATTTTGGATTCTATGAACTATACCTATTAAAGGGTTACCAATATATGCGAGCAATATAAAAAATATAAATAGTACATACGCATTAGTAATTGATATATTAGTAGTATTATATAAATTATAAACTATTAATCCGGATGAAATACCAATATAATATAATACACATGTTAATATTAAAGTAGATATCATTATTAGACTTTGAAATACAAGAAGAAGCATACTAATTACAAGTATATTTTATTATATATTATTTCAAATTTTATTAAAATTGAAATAATATATAATAAAATATATTAATTATTATATTATGATTATAAACCAACATGCACTATATTTATCATCGCAACTTAATAATTACTATTTATATTTGAATAGAATTAACTACGCCTCTTGTATTAGTGAAATGAATCGTTACTTTGCTATTAATCGAATTAAAGATCAAATTAAAGGTGATAATGATATATTTAATATATATAAATCATCTTCATATCGACACTCATTGAGTTTTTCATCTTATATTTTACAACGATTTAAGAGATTTGGTGAGAATACAGTACCAGATTATTTAAAACATCATAATTTAAAATCGATTATGAGTTTACATATGAATGACAATATAAGTACTTAATATTTACTTTCTACAATTATTGTAATTTTCAATAAACCATTTAATAGATTTATTTAATCCTAATTCTATTGGTGTAAATACAATATCAGTATTATTAGTTTTTTTATATAATTCTAATAATTTTGTATTATCGGCTGTTTTTTTATATTGTCCATCAGAATAGTTAGTTTCAAATTCTAATTCAATATCAAATTCTTTTGCTATTATTGTGGCAACATCACCAATAGATATTTCTTTATCTTCACTTGTAGATAAAATAATTGATTCATCTGAATCTATCTCTAATAAATACCATAGTATTAATTTTGCTAAATCTTCTGAATAAATAAATTGTCTAAGAGGAGTTCCACTCCCCCTTACTTGTAATGGTTTATTATTTTGTTTTGCTAAATATGCTTTGTGAATTAATGCAGGAACTACATGTGAATCTTCTAAATGATAATTGTCATGTGGTCCATAAATATTAGTAGGGATAATACAACAAAATACGCAATCGCGACTTGTATTATATTGTTTATTATATGCGTCAGATAATACTTGTATCATACGCTTAGAATAAGCATATGCATCATTTGATTCATGTGGTGGTCCATTATGTAGCATTCCTTCATTGATAGGGTATTTTGTTTTATCAGGGAATATACAAGTTGATAAACAAGATATACATTTTTTAACATTAAAAAGATGACAGCACTTTAATACATTCATATTAATTTCCATATTTTTTTCAAACATTTCTACTTTATAATTCATATTTTTGAAAAGACCACCTACATTAGCTGCAAGATGTATAACATAATCAGGTTTATATAAATCAAAAGTCTGAAATGTTTTATCATAACAAGTAAGATCACAATCTTTTGAAGATAAAAATATAAATCGTATTGGTGTTTTATGTTTATAATTATCTGAAATTATTTTAATTGCTGAACCAACTAATCCAGTCCCACCCGTAACTAATATTGTTTCCATATAATATAATTAAATAACATTTACTTAATTATATTTATTTATAAAAATTGGAAAGTGTAACGTAAATCATAAAACGTAGTTTTATGATTTTCGTTTCACTTTTTAACCGTTAGAACCTAGTGAATCTTTTCACCAAAGGTGAATAGAGAAATTCACTAGGTTATAAAAATTGGTTTGACGAATCGAAATAGGTAATGGCAATCTAACAATACTATATGCTTCGCAATGAAAGTTTTATTATGTATTTTGCTATTACTGCGTAAAACGCAATGACAGAAGCTTATTCTAAGAAATGTGAAAGTCTATTTATAGTAAATCCACCATCAATTTTATTAATTGAAAATTTAAAAGAAATTGTTTTTAATATTTTATCACTGAGTGTATTATATTTTTTAAGATATTTATTATCAATAAAAATCTTATTGCGATTGCTAAGATTATCTAAATTTTTATCTATTTTAAATTGCAATCGTGTGTTTAATTTAGTATTTTTGATAGATACATCAATTTTTTGTAAAATAATAATAAGAATACCACCAATCATATCAATGTTACTTTCATTATCTTCTTCTTTTTCTTCTTTCGTAACTTTTCTAATCGTTAGTCTATATAATTTTATATTTGTATTTTCTTTAATTTTATCTATTTTATCGTTTAATAAATTAATTGCTTCATTTTTACTTTCTACTTTGGATCTAGATGCTGATAATATTTTAGGTTTACCTCCCGATACCATTATATAATAGTATTTATCTTCATTTTGTAATATATTATTTCCATTATTTTTAATTATATCTCGCACTTGCGTGTTTTTATCCATATATTTAACTTAGATAAAATAAATATATGAATATTTAGATATTAAATACAATAATAACATACAGGTATTATATATCATCTAACCCAGATATTAAGTTTTCTTTTTGACTAATAATTATATTTCTGATTTTACAAGCAGATTTATATGCTGATTTTCCTATTTTATTTATGAAAGTTGTAATATCACTAAATTGTGTAATATTATCAAAATCATCTAATTGACATATACTTAGAAATAAACACAAACCGCTATTTGATAAATTGACAATATTATCTATATTTTCATAATAAACTGTTAAATCTTCATTTGAAATATATTCATCGTCTTCATTCAAACTATCTTCGTCTGAAATATTTTCATTATAATTGTCTTCAATATTTAAGCTAGTAACAGTATCAAAAAATCTTTTTCTAACAATATCTTTGTTATCTGATTTGATTTTAAAAAATTTAAATATTATTCGTAAATCGATAACAGGTTTATTTTCGTTAAGATATGATTCATAAAAAATTTCTGATAACTTTTTATTTTTAATTTCTTCATTTAAGATACTAATAGTATATTCTTTTTCATTATCTATATTATGAAAGTCTTTTATTTTATTAACAATATATTTTACTTTTTGTTTAATATAAGTATCAGTTATTAATTTGTCCCATACGAACGCAAAATGAACGATCTGATCTTTTTTATCACCAAATAGAATATCAACTAACCTAATAGATTGATATAAATTCCAGTCCTTCAGTTCATTTGTATGGTGATCTTCTAAATATTCAATAACAATCTTTCTGTCATTCCCAATATCAAGTTCAAAATCGAGTCTTCTGGTATTTTTAACACCGTTCCATGATCTAGACCATTCTTCTATTTTAAGATTTTGTATATATCCATCTTCGTCGAAAAAATCTTTCATAAACTTTTTCTTGCGATATGTTTTTAATTTTTCAAAGAATAGATAACCAAACCATATTTGTTTAGAAATATATATATTTTTTTTAGTAATATTATTTTCAAGAAAACAAATAATCTTATTTTTAGCATCATTAATTCTTTTAATTGAACAAATATCATTCTTAATAAGAAATGCAATTAGATTTGGATGTAAAACATCTTTAGATGTTGTAAATGATACATTTGTTAAATTATCGAAAAAACTATTTAATTCATCATTAAGATTAAATTCATCTTGCGAAGATATATTTTGACTTGTTAGTTTCAATTTAGATTTATTACAAGATTCATTTAAGAGATAAATATAATTTTGTAGTTCTTTTTTACTATTAATAGTTTCCATTAAATATACATATATTCACTTATTCTATGGTATTTTCAATATTTAGTTAATTAGGTGTATTATATGATGATAACCACATTTGCGAAGCAAAAATAAACTATATATATATCAAAGAGTGAAATGAATAAGTGAATATATTATTTTATATGACAATTATAGATACAATTGAGATATATAAGGGTGTATGTGCATTCCCAAATTATGATTTAAATATTGCCATTAATCTAAAAACATATGACGATAAAAGAAAATTCTATTATATTGATTATACATGGGTTAAAAAGAAGAATGGGTTTCATCCATTTGAACATGATATAGATTTTACAAATAATCATATGGATGGTGAAATCATTGCTAAAAATGAATTAACTGATAAATTAGTTGAGTATTTGACAATGAGTGATACTGAATTAGATAAAGTGAGTGGTTCTATAGATGCTGTAGTTTATAGACAGCAAATAATTAAAAGTATTACATTATTCTGGGATTAATATAATGTAATATTAGTTTAAATATTTAATTTTATTTATATTATAATATTAATGACAAAAGTTGTTTTAATTACTGGAATAACAGGACAAGATGGTTCATATTTAAGTGAACTACTTTTAGAAAAAGGTTATATTGTATGGGGTATACTAAGACGCGCATCAACATTTAATACTAAACGTATTGATCATTTAATTTTTGATAAAACGTTGGAAGATAAATTTATATTAAAATATGGTGATATGACAGATACTTCTTGTATGGTAAATATATTATTTCAGATTAAGGAAAAATATAAAGATCTAGAAAGACTTGAGGTCTATAACCTAGCAGCTCAATCACATGTACAAGTATCATTTGAAATGCCGGAATATACTGCAGAGACTGACGGTGTAGGTGTATTAAAAATATTAGAATCTATAAAATCAAGTGGATATGTAGATAAAATTAGATTTTATCAGGCATCAACCAGTGAAATGTTTGGTAAAGTACAAGAAGTTCCACAAAAAGAAACAACCCCATTCTATCCAAGATCACCATATGGAGTAGCTAAATTATATGCACATTGGATAACAAAAAATTATAGAGAATCGTATGGTATGTTTGCTTGTTCGGGAATTTTATTTAATCATGAATCTGAACGCCGTGGCGAAACTTTTGTAACTAGGAAAATAACAATGACATTATCAGATATAGTTAATGGAAAAAAAGAAAAATTAGTATTGGGAAATTTAGATGCGAAACGTGACTGGGGTCATGCGAAAGATTATGTTGAAGGAATGTATAATATGTTACAACAAGATACACCAGATGATTATGTTTTAGCAACAAATGAATTTCACAGTGTTAGAGAATTTGTTGAAGAATCATTTGGATTAAAAGGATTTGATATAAAATGGAAAGGCGAAGGGGTAGATGAAATAGGTTATGATAAAAATACTGGTAAAGAATTAGTCTTTGTATCAGAAAAATACTTTAGGCCAGCTGAAGTTGAAGAATTATTAGGAGATGCTAGTAAAGCTAGGAAAGAGTTATGTTGGGTACCAAAGATTGGGTTTAAAGAATTAGTAAAGAAAATGGTTGAATCCGATTGTTTATAATTTAAGAAATTTTTTCATATTATCAGATAATTTAACATTATCAATATTAACATCATTAGATTTTGTGCATAAAACATTTAATGACATTAATTCACCATTTTCTTTATCCATATAAGGTAAGTAACATTTTGAATAATCATCATTGTCTCCAAGGAATTCGTCTTGATCATATCTTTCAATATTAGTAAATCCACATGATTCCAAAAGTTCTTTTAAAGTATCAAAATCAAAGTTTACAAAATGAATATCATAATCATCTGTTTGACCACCATTAATTAAACCTAACAGTTCAGATAGATTGTGATTTTTTTGATAAATTTTAACAACCTTTTCAAAATCTGGAACAGCAACCCTTAACTTACCATTAATTTTTATAACTCTATTCCATTCTAAAAATAGGGCTAAAATTTTATGTCGTCTAATATGTTCTAAAGTATGACACATATAAATTTGATCAACTACATTATTATTAAAAACAGACAAGTCATTGATATCAAATTTCATATCAGCGATTTCAGATTGAATATCTACGTTTATAAAGTTATCAAGTTTTAATTTTCCACAACCAAGATGTAAATTAATCATATATTATACTTAATAAAAAATATTTACTTATATAATTTCTATATAAAAATAAACTATAAATATATTTATATGAAAATAAAAGTATGGTATTATAACTTTTGGAAAAACTTTAATTTATTAAAAAGATCATTTATTCAAGTTTTAGAAGAAGATGGATATGAATTTGTATTGGACGAAAAAAATCCAGATATTGTATTTATAAATAGTTTTGGATCAATAACATATAATGGACCAGCAATTAAGATAGGATATGTAACTGAAGATATGAATCGATTTACTGGGATATTCAGAAAGATTCAAGAGAAAACTTATTTTGATATGGTAATTGGTAATTTACCGCCTTTAAAATCTAGTAAAATATGCAAACATCCATTATATATAGATGCTGAAAATCCAAAAATTCCCGATAAAGATATGATGATACAATGCAATAATAAAGTTTTATCAAAAGATCCAACAAAATTAAAATTCTGTAGTTTAATTGCAAGTCATGATATGTACGGTAACCGGATGCCTGTTGTAAATATATTATCCAAAATTAAATTAGTAGAATGCCCTGGGAAATTAAATACCAATGTTAAATCATTTGATGATGATGGTTTAACAAAAGAGGAATATCTTGAAAATTTTATTTTTAACATATGTCCAGAAAACCATAAAGGACACGAAGGTTACACAAGTGAAAAAATTAGAGAATGTATAACAGCAGGATGTATACCTATTTATTATGGAAGATCAAATGATGAACAAGATTCTAAGATTTTTAATGAAAATCGGGTGATAAGATATGATCCATCAAATAAAGAATCTATGGAAAAATGTTATAATACGGTAAAAGAATTAATGGAAAATCCTGATAAATTAAAAGAATTTTATCATCAATCATCTTATTTAAACGATGGTGAATTAATAATACAAGAAATGTATACTGATCTCAAAAAGAAATTTAAAAAATTATTAAAAAAGAAAAATCTACTAAACTGATTTAACTAACACTTTTAAATATTTATCAACTTTAATTAATTTATTGGTTACTAAATATTTAAGAATTTTCTGTTCTGCTTTAAAAGAGTGATCTTTTGTAGCAGGATGATCATAATTATATGTTTTTCCGTTAAATTGGTCTTTATTTTTATATTTCATTCCATCAGTTCTTTCATCATCTAAATCTAATGTTTCGTCATTCGAAATTCCGATATTGTCTATTGTTCTTGTATATCCATCGAAATATCCGTTATATTTTTCGTCTAAATAACATGTTATTCCTGATACATATAATTTTCTTGGGTTATTCATTAAAACTAATGCTATTGCCAAAGTACCTGTTGATGGTGTTGCACTTATATTTTCAATATTATTTAAAAATTGTAAAGCTTTCATATATGTTTCTCTAGATGAGTTCATATAATATATATTTTTCTTATCAATTGTATCCTTATACATATCATAAATATTATTAAACAGATTACGATTATTACATTCATATAAAATTGTTTTATCTTTTAATTTCTCATATGTATCTTTAAATAAGTATCTAGGTATAGCTGTATTTTTAACTTTATTTTTCATTGAATTAATAGTAAAATTTGTGTACCAAAAAGAACTAAATAATACATCAAACTTACTACCATAGTATTTTTCTAAATCTTTATCTATAATATCAATCATATTATTTAATCTAATTACAATATCAAAATTATTATTTAAATATTCACCATGCTTTTCGTCTAATTCTTTATTAACATAATCAGCAGGTCCGATTATTGCAACTCTCTTTCCGGTAATTATTTTATTTAAAAAGGTTTCACTATCCATTATACTTTATAATATATTTAAATATTTAAATATGTATTAATTTAATGAATAATTTAAACATACCTTTTAAATTTGGCGAATGTAGTAAACAAATTATAAATTTGAATAATTTAACACATTTTTTATATTATTTAGGTAAATTAGATTTTTTAACTGAATCTGAATTTATATTACCTGAAGTTATTAATAACAATATAACAATCAATATAATAAATATCGAGGAGTTTACTATTAAAAAAAATGAATCTTGTAAAGAAACTATAGAATCATATATTATTTTAACAGATGATTTAAAATATATATCAGGAAAAAAAATAGGAATATTATTTGAAAATGATCAATACAATATTTATTTTAATTATGATATAGAAGATGAATATATAGTTAATAATATTATTGAATCTTATTATATATTTAATGAAACATTTAATAATAGTTCATATAAGCTAATTAATAATGAATCTAAATTTATTAAAGAATATAATTCAGTTAAAAATCTTAATATCAATAATCTTTCTCTAATTGACATTTTAAAGAATACTGTAAATCAGAATAAACATAAAGTAGCAATTAAATTTGGGAATATTAAAATAAATTATGGTGATTTTTTAATAAGAATTATGAAAATTTCTACTTTAATAAGGTCAACTACAAATATTGGTGATTCAGTATCTATTTTATTAGATAAAAGTGAACATGTAATAATTACGATTTGGGCAATTATATATGCAGGATGTTGTTATGTACCAATAGATATTAACGATCCATATGAAAGAATTAATTTTATTATCAGAGATTCTAATTCAAAATTGTTAATAACTGATAATAAAGATTTTAATTCAAAAATAAATAAAATTATAATTCAAGATGTAAATTTAAAAGATTTAGATGAAACAGTTGATTATATAGATAATTCAAATGGGTTGGCATATATTTTATATACTTCAGGTACAACCGGAAAACCAAAAGGTGTTAACCTATCACAAAAAGGATTAATTAATTATTCGTTATATCAAATTGAAACTCTAAAATGGAATAATCATGATATTATAGTTCAAAAAACTCCTTATATATGGGATGTATCTTTAAGAGAATTAATTATTCCATTGTTGTCGGGGGCAACTGTAGTTATAACTGAACCTGAAAAACATAAAGATCCCGAATATATTTTAAATCTTATAAAAAAAGAAAAGGCAACATTTGTTCATTTTGTACCATCGATGTTAAGTATTTTTATGGAATTCATAATCAATATAGAAGACTTAAATAGTATTAAAAATGTAGTATGTAGCGGTGAAGCATTGCCTGATCAATTAAGAATAAAATTTTATAAAAAATTTAAGAATGCTACATTGTATAATATGTATGGTCCTACTGAAGCAACGGTTGAAGTAACTAACTATATTTGTCCACCCGATGATAAAAATATTAAAATGCATATTGGCAAACCAATATCAAATAGTCCTTTATTAATATTAAATAGAGATGGAATTCTATTACCAAAAGGAATAATTGGCGAATTACATATAGGTGGTATTCAAGTTGCTAAAGGATATATTAATATGGAAGATTTAACATCTACAACATTTATTGATAATAAATATATAAGTGGTAAATTATATAAAACAGGTGATTTATCAAAATTATTAATGGATAATAATATAGAATATTTAGGACGAATTGATTCACAAATTAAAATAAGAGGTATGCGTATAGAAATAAGTGAAATTCAAGAAAATATTTTAAAATTTGAAGGAATTACTGACTGTCATGTCACATTATACAATCATAATAATAGAGATTATTTAATAGCATATATAAGTCCTGAAAGTATAATTGATTCTGATTTAAAAAATTTAATTTCAAAGTTCTTACCAAACCAAATGATTCCTGAAAAAATAATTAAAATGAAAAATTTACCAATTAGTAAAAATGGCAAATTAGATAAAGCATTACTGCCTTTACCATCATTTCAAAATTGTGAAAATAATAAAATTGAAATCTATCAAAATGAATTATATGATATAATCAACAAATATTTTAATAATACTGATAAAAGTAATGATCTATATAATTTAATATTATCGAGTATTAATAATATTGATAATAGTTTTTTACAAATATTTTCAGAGTTATTAAGTATACCAGTTGCCGAAATTGATACAAATTTAAATTTAGAATTTCTTGGTATAGATTCAATAAAAATGATGAAATTACAGAGTTTAATGAGACAAAATAATTATTCAATAAGTATTAAACAATTAGTAGAATTAAAGACAATTAGAAATATATATAATAATTTAAATAAACAAAATTCAAATGAAATATATGATTTAAAATACTATTTTAATGAAATTAACTCAATAATAAATAGTTCAGATAAATTTATTTGTATTCATTCATCTTTACCAGATTTAAATCTTAGCATGTCCGACATGGAACAATTATTTAATGATTTAATTAATCACTGGATAAGTAAAGATATTACAGTATTAATACCTTCATTTACTACTTCTAGTTTTGCAAAAGATAAAAAATTTCAAAAGTCTGCAAATTTAACTGAAACTGGTATTTTAGCCGATATTGTTTATAATATGAAAGGAAGTATTAGAACTAACTGTCCATTTTATTCATTTGTAATTATAGGACCACATAAAGATAAGTTTGAAAAACTACCTTTAACTTCTTTAGGTAAGGATTCTGTATTTGAAATATGTGAAGATTTAAATATTAAAATAATTGGATTAAGTACATATGCATTAACACAGTTTCATAGATATGAAGAAATCAATAATGTTCCATATAGATATTTTAAAAATTTTACTGGTAAATTTATTGATGAACATAATTTAGTTTCAGATATATCTCAAAATCATTATGTGCGTGATTTAGATGTACAAATTGGAAATTTACCAGATTGCGAAATTTTAAACTTATTTGGTAAAAAGTTAATAAATAATAAGTTAGGCAATACATTTATAAAATATATTTATACGAATGATATGAAAAAGATATTTGATATAGCTATAAATGATCCTTTTTTGTTGGTTAAAAATAAAAGGGAAACAATAAAATATTATACTACAAATAAAAATTATAATTTTAAGAATATAGATATACCGTTAACACCAATTATGAATGAATTCTTATTTAATCGAAATATAGAAAATATTAGTACTGATTTTTATCAATATATTGTGTTAAATTTAAAGAAATCCGAATTTGATACTGCAAAAATATTAGATAATTTAGAAAATGTTTTATTTGAATTTAGTCCATTGTTTTATTATCTATATGATAACAAATTTTATTTAAATTATAATTTAAGAAATAATATTAGAGAAAAATTTGTTATAATAGAAAAATATAGTAATTTAACTGGATTAATTGAAAAATATAGTAAAAAATTAGATATTAAAAACGGAAATAATTTTTTTATTTTATTTATAGAAGAAACCAAACAATTAATAATAATTATTAATCATTTTATGGTTGATGGAATTTCTTGGAGATTATTAATTGACAATTTAAATAATAGTTTGAATAATGAAAATAATTATGAAGAAAGAAATAGATTTGATCTAATGAGTAATAGTTTAAAAGACATTTATGTTGAGGAAAGCGAGATTAAATATTGGAATAATATTCATAATTCAATTGATAAATTAATTACAATTAATAATAATAATTATTCGACAAAGAATTGTATATTAGTAGAAGAAGAAATACTAATTTCAAATAGCAAACTAAATTGTAATTTAAGAAATTATATTCTTTCAAAATTAACGAAATGCTTATTTAAAACATTTGATAAAGAAAATATTGCAATAAATATTGAAACACATGGTAGAGAAGATGTTACATTTATTAATAATATTAATGATATATTTGGATTCTTTACTTCTTATTTTCCAATGATATTAACAAAAGATAAATCTAATATAGAAGATATTGATATTGCTTTTAAAGAGTTATATAAAAATGGAATTAATTATTTACTTTTAAAATATAATTTTATAGAAAATAGAAAATTAATCGGCGAAAGAAATAAGATTGAAGTATTATTTAATTTTATGGGAGATTTAAGTTTTACTTCAGACATTATGAATTTAGAAAAAATAGGTGAGAAAGGAGATTGTGGACATGTACTAACTTTTTGGTTTGATGTTAAATCAAATGATAAAAATGGTTGTGTATTAAATTTCAAATTGTATTATTTATCAAATTTAATTTCAACAGAAATTGTAAGTGATCTTTTAGCAGAACTAAAAGAGTATTTGAAATGCTCTTAATTATTTAGTAAGAATAAACTGTGTTTCACTGTGACTTATATTATTAAATTCACGTATTATTTTAACTTTATCTTTTATTATAAAAAATTTTTTAATAATTATGCTGTCATTATCCATGAAATAAGTCGGTGCTAATGATAAGTAATCATTTATAACTTGTTTAATTCCAAAATTATTAATAACATTATCTTTAATATCTTTTGATTGTGTATATCCGTTATGGTCTGTATTAAAAAATATTGAGAAAAAAATACCATTAATTTTAAGCACTCTTTTTATTTCAATTAATGATTCTTCAATAAATTCGGGGCAATGGGTCACTGCCAATCTGTCAATTATAACATCAAAATATGTTTCTTCGTATGGAAGATTACTAAAACTAGTAACTTCTAAGGTTGCATTTAAATTTTTTTTCACTAATTGTTTTTTTGCAAAATTAATTGCTGATAGTGAAATATCTATTCCATATGCATCAAACCCTTCTTGTGCTAAGAAAGATATATTATTTCCAGTACCACACCCTACTTCTAAGACTTTAATTTTACCTCGTTCTTCTGTAGACAAATGTCCAAAATTTTTAAACATAAAACTTACAACAGAATCATATGGATATTTATTTAATTGTTTATTTTTACTGTAAATTTCTTTTTCCCAAACAGACATTATTAATATATATAAAAATATATTTTTATATATATTAATGAGTTTATATAATGATATGATTAATCTATATCCAATGTGTAGAAGTATAACAGGAAAAGGGATCGAAGATACTTTAAAACATATCCAAAAAAGAATACCAATAAATATAACATATACTCGAACTGGGACAGACGCATTTGATTGGAAAGTACCAAAAGAATGGAATATTAAAGATGCGTGGATTAAGAATTCGAAAGGTGAAAAAATTGTAGACCTAAAAGATCATTATTTACATGTTCTAAATTATAGTATTCCTGTTAATAAAAAAATTTCATTAGAAGAACTTAAAACACATCTATATACATTAGAAAATTTCCCTGATTGGATTCCATATAGAACTAGTTATTATCAAGAAAATTGGGGATTTTGTATGAAACATACTGATTTTTTAAAATTAGAAGATGAAGAGTATGAAGTATTTATAGATTCAACTTTAGAAGATGGTAACTTATGTTATGGAGATTTACTTATTAAAGGGGAATCTGAAAAAGAAATTTTAATTTCATCATATTGTTGTCATCCACAACAATGCAATGACTCATTATCTGGAACGGTAGTTGCATTACATTTAGCTGAATATTTATTGAAACAAAAAAATTACTATTCTTATAGATTTGTGTTTATTCCGGAAACAATTGGTGCTATAGTATATGTATCAAAGAATTTAGATATTATGAAAAAGAATATAATTGGCGGATATACGTTAACTTGTTTGGGCGACGAAGGTGATTTTACTTATTTGAAAACAAGGAAAGAAAATCAGATGATTGATAGAATAACATTACATCTATTGGAAGAGTCTGGCTTAAATTATAAAGTTAGAGACTTCTACACATGTGGTAGTGATGAAAGACAATATAATTATCCTGGAGTTGATCTAAATATTGGTTCTTTAATGAAAACAAAATATGGTGAATTCGATGAATATCATACATCAGCAGACAATTTAACTTTTGTGACACAAAATGGTCTTGAGGATAGTTATAATTTTTATTTAAAATGTATAGAATTAATCGAAAATAATCATATTTATGTAAATACTAAAATATGCGAACCACAGCTGGGGAAACATGGATTGTATAATATGATAGGTGCATCAACCAAATATAATAATATATCCGAGAAGATCGAATCAAATCATTTTAGGAGAGTTTTATATTACATGGATGGAATTAATGATTTGATTAGTATATCAAATATTCTTAAAATTGAGATAAATCTAATATATAAAATTATAGAGATATTACTAGATAAAAATCTAATTAAGAAAAAAATATAAATACTTATAATGGACATTATAAAACAAATTTATAATAAAGAATATTATAATAATAAAAAGATTTTAATCACAGGTGGCACAGGAACACTTGGGAATATATTAACAGACTTTTTCCTAAATGAAACAACTATTACCAAAGTATGTATATTCTCAAGAGATGAATTTAAACAACATAATATGAAATTAAAATATAAAAATCATAAAAATTATGAAAAACTTAGGTTTTATATTGGTGATATTCGAGATGCTGAACGAATTAAATATGCATGTAAAGATATTGACATTGTGTTTCATACGGCCGCATTAAAACAAGTTGATGCAATTGAATATAATCCAATGGAGGCTATTAAAACAAATATCATAGGTACACAAAATGTTATAATGGCATGTATAGATAATAATGTTGATCAACTAATTGGAATTTCAACCGATAAATGTGTTGCACCAGCAAACCTGTACGGAGCTACTAAATTATGTTTAGAAAAATTAATTATATCTGCATACGAATATTCTGCATACAAGTTAAAAACTTGTGTATTAAGATATGGTAATGTTGTTGGTAGTCGTGGGTCGGTTGTTCCAATATTTATAGATCAAAAAGATAAAGGTGAATTTACGGTAACAGATAGACGAATGACCCGATTTACGTTAACTATTCAAGAAGCATGTAATTTTATAGTTAATTGTGTTACAGTATCTAAAGGTGGTGAAATATTTGTTCCAAAATTAAAAAAATATACATTGCCTCAATTATGTAATGTAATAAATCCAAATAATATTGTAACCGAAACTGGAATTAGACCTGGTGAAAAATTACACGAAGATATGATTTCCGAAGCTGAATCATTAAATGTATGGAGAACAGAACATTTTTATGTGATACAAGATAGATTTGGAATAAAAGAGGAAGTAATTAATAATTTAAATTTACAAAGAAATACGGAAATATTTAAATATTCAAGTGAAAATGCAGATTTAATTTCAGATGAAGAATTACTAGAACAAATTAACATTTAAAAAAACATAATTTTATATTCCAATGAATAAAAATTATGATAAAATTTATATTGGTACTTCTCTTCCTTTGTTGGCTTATATTTATTTTAACAGAAAAGAAAATGAAAAAATTTTAATTATTAATAAAGAAAATTACATAGGCGGATCTTGGTTTACTAAATCAAATGAATATGTAAATAATTTAGATACTGCTGGTCATTTTATTCTATTTAGAAATAAAGATATTGGGAAAAAAATATTACATTTTTTTTCTAATATTGGAATTTTAATGGTTAATCAAAATGTAGATATAAGAAATAAGAATTATAAATTTATTGAAAATTGTATAGTTTTATATCCTGAACAGGGGTGGATTCAAATGTTTAATATATTTTTAAAAAAAATAGATACATATATTTTATTAGAACATACAGTTTATAGTATAGAAACTAACAATAAATCAGTAACAGTTAGAATTAATAATAAAAAAGAACAATTTGAATTTACTTGTAATGAATTAGTAGTACCTTCTTATTTAAAATTAAATAATATTAAATTTGATAATCAAGTTATAGAACTTAATTATACACTTTGTAAAACTTATCATTGTTTATTTTATTGTAATACAAAAAATAATAATTTTGATGAAAAATATCATGGTTTTTTTGATGGTAGTTTATTTTTTGATAGATTTACAACATTAAAAGATAAGAGATTTATAAAAAATAATAATAAAAATATTAATCAAGTTTTTATTTTACGAGTGTCAAGAAACTTTAAAAATATTATTGATGATATTACAAATACTGAAATTAATAAAAAATTAATTGAGTTTTTTCAGAAAGAAAAAATTAATATTGGATTTGAAGTAGTAGATATAGAAAAAATTAACTATGAATTTTTTTACAGACAAGATAATATTATTGAATGTCAAAATTTAATGGAAAATATAAAAAATATTAAATTATTAAATACTACTGATTTAGGATTAATTATTGAAAATATGTTTAAAGAAAAATTTTTATTGTAGAAATAATGCAAGAATCTTATTCTGATTTATTATGTGATAAAAAATTAAATGATGCAGAAATATCTGGAAGATATTCATTTCAAGTTAATGAACAAAAAAATACAATAAATAATGTGATTTCAATAATTAATCCTAAATCAACAGATAACATATTAGACATTGGTAGCGGTATTGGAAATATGTCTATCCCAATTTCTTATTTATGTAATAGTGTTACATGTATTGATTCTGAAAAATTAAATAATGAAGTAAAAAAAA